ATATTAATTTTTAGATTTTTACATTTATGATGAATGGCTTTGGGTGTTCTATCTAATTTATTACTAATTTCTATTGCGGTATGGTTTGGTGCTAAATGTTTGAGTATTTTAATTTCTTCTTTAGTCCAGTTTGACATAATTAGAACCCTTTAAATAATAAAAGGGCCCCAGGTAGACAATCGCACGTAAACCCAGAACCCCTTTAAAATTTTCGGATTATTGCGATTGTCCATAATACTATACACCATTTTAGACAGAACCAGGATTTTTGTATTTTGAGGCACTATATCCGTCTTTAGTCATATTGGCTATAACATTTGCCATATCTCTATATTGAAATATATAACGTAGTTCCTCGCATTTAGACATCACCTTCCCTCTGGGTGTAATCTTGCCATCACGTTTTTCCACTATCGGCAAAACATTTGTATTTTCAAAAGTCGATTGTCTTTGATGGCACAATTTATTACATTTCCAGCTAAAAATAGTTTCAGGTACATCCGTATTCTTTATTTTTTCAAAATATTCCCGCAATTTATCCAATGTATATGGTATGTCTAAACGACTTAAATTTACCGTAGATGGCCCACCGGCCCGTATAAAGTATATGGTTACTAAAACATCTGAATATTGTGGATATAAATAATGAGCGGCCAGATGGTATATTCTTAATTGCATATCTTCCCGTAGTTTTTCATATGTCTTTTCTTCCTCAGTGGCCCAGTTAAATCGCCGTGCCGACGTTTTCCAATCCACGATTTCAATAACTCCATCAGACACCTCATGCACCAAATCTATTGTGCCTTTTAGTCTCAACTGCCCTTCTAATCTTTCTCCTGCTACATTATATTCATAATGTGCCCATTCATTTTGCAATTCAATATCAAATGCTGGTTCAGCGTTGACTATGGTTAAATTACGTGGGTCATATACTCCATCATTAAAATTTAAGGCTTGCCATACCCAATTTCTACAATCCTTAAAACTATCATGTGTCCATTTTATATGTGTCCAGGCTGTGCTATAGTATGCATATACTTTTTCTATCAACCAATCAACATCAATATCCATATTTAGATTGTTTAAGCCTATTTCTTTATCGTGATAGCATTCTTCTCCGTCTTGTTGTGCCTTTTTAATACAAGCCAATGTTTCAAATACTTTATGGCATATAGTTCCCTTGTTGGCAGCAAGGCCACTTGGTCCACTAAAGCCCAATATATATTCACTAAAGAATTTCATTGGACACCAATCATAGGTATTTAACATCGAGCTTCTAAAGTATGTAATTGGTATCATTTTATTCTATTTGTCTAATAAATTTTCTAATTTAGCTATATTATTCATATTTCATTTCCCCAAACATCCCATCCTTCAAATTTATCTCTTGCAAATAACTCAATTCTAGGAACATCTCCAACTAATTCAACGATTCTTTTTCTTACTTCGTTTGGTTTTTTAGAATGTTTCATTTTTGGAGTTTGAACAATTTGTTGAACTGATTTTGATTCTCTCCTATATTTACCCTTTCTTGCAATTAAACAATATTCGGCATTAGAAATAGTATATTTACCCAACCCGTCTTTTCTAACTTCACTCATATCATTTTTCATCTTAATCCATACAAATCCAACAGTAGCATATTTAAAACCCCAACATTTTATTACTTGAAAACTTTTTTCTAAAAAGGGCGATGTAGTCCATAAAAACAGATAACAATCATTATCTGTAATTTGAGCAACAGGAAGAGAAATGATATCCGAGAATTTCATTACATCATAATGTTTATCAGCCATTCCCCAAAATTGACCATTGTGATTTTTAGTATTACCATAATCCCAAGGAGGGTCGGCATATATAATTTTATACTTTTTATTTGGAAACAGCTTATTTGTTACACTATCACACATTATATAAACCCAACTCTTCTAACACATCATTGACTGTATGTCGCCCCTCAAACATATAATGAGTTTCTCCTGGCAAACGTGAATATTTACCATAGTGAACCACACTAAAACCAGTATTACAAGGATATAGCACAATTTTAAAATCATCATGTGAAATGATAAGCTCTGCTTCTTTAGAAACATTATCGGCATGTGTATGATAGAGTAGGAAAAAATTAAACAAACTCATATGTCCATACACCTGTTTTAATCCTGTAAATGTCATCTAAATATCCTCAAAAATTACGGGAATTTGATTTTGAAAATCCCACAGTAATGGTTCCATTATTTCTCTCATTTGTGGATGTGCGGCGGGCGAAGTTCTAAGTTTAAATATATGTCTCCATTCTCTTAAATTACAAGTCACTACAATTTCTGTTTTCAAGCTATTTGGTAATACAGAACGTGCTTGTTGTGGGCTCCAACCTAAATTACGCAATTGTTCGTAGCTGTGTTCTAATTGCTGCATAGTATAAAGCCACAGTCCCTCATCTTGGGGTAAATCGGATATATTTAATATACCCTTAGCAATATTTGTACACCATAGGGGTATAATAAATTCAACATATCCCTTATAATCACAATATCTTGTTGACTCTTGAGCATAGGCAGCTAATCTATGGCGAACTAACTCATGCGACACCCCACGGTCTATAGTAAAATGTACGCTAACATTTTCATGTTCGATAACACTTTCATGTCCTCGTTTAATAATGCGGCGTACAAATTCTTGAGCGGAATCATCAGTAATTTTATCTTCACTTTTATAGCAAACACGACCTATTCTCTCAATATTCTTTAATATTTGAATACCGTTTATGTCTGTGAGTATATGAAATGATGGCTTAACTAATTTCATTATTGTTCCCTTGGTAATATTTCTGGTATCCATTTAATATCGTGTAATAGTGTATATAAGGATTCTTCCTGTTCTGGGATAGACATATCCTTATTATCTAGGATAAAGTCAAACTTATCTTGATTAAAGTTTTGAGGGTCTAATGCAGTTTCAGATGAGTGCGTATCTTTGTAAGGGGCACGGGTTAATTTTAATACTTTACCACCGGCTTGTTGAATCATCTGTACTTCGTTGGGATAACGAACATCACTAATGAGAACTAAGTTCGTTTCTTCTTTTTCTATTCTCCGCATGGCTGCATTTACCCAAACATTTTCATCCATCTTACGGAAAAATTCGCCAATATATTGCATCACCTCACGTACTGTCATAGGTCCAGGCTGATGGGCACGTCCAACACGATTAAGTATACTGTTTGTCCCATGTATTTCTTTATCCAAACAATTGCGTAATATCAACTCAACTGATGTATCTATAATGCCTGGCATATTTTCCCATCTTAGATGTGTCGTACTATCCTTATCATCATTAGTACCATAACACATCTCAGTGTTTAGCCCCAAAACATCTATACATATTGCTTTTAATGGGTCAGCAAAAGAATGTACCTGTAAATATGGGTTTAAAAAGTCTTGTTTGAACCTATCCATACTTTCATTACGACGCTGAATATCAAATACGCCCTCAAAACGCTTATCACCTAAAAGGTCTGATATCCAAAGTTGGCCCTTTTGATTTAATGAAAACTTACCTCTTATAACACCAAGGGCCGCCATATGTAAACCCACTAAGAAATTAATAGAGGTATTTTTACCGGAGCTTTTCTTACCGGCAATGCCTAATATCTTAGTCATCTAATCGTCTCTCCAGTATTCTAATTTTGCGTTTTAGCTGTTCAATATATGATTGTTGTTCATACACTTTTTGCCTCAATAGCTTAATCTTCTCATCTTTTTTCACTATATTGCTTCCTTATATTTGTCTATCAAGGGGTTAATGAGTTCTCGTAAATATCGCGGGGCCATATCCCCGACATCCTTACCGTCTGGTAGATATAGTGGAATTACGCGGTATTGATTTTGGCAGAGTCGCATAATTTCGTCTACATTAGATATACCAGCAGAATCCGAATCGTACAGACATAGAATGGTAAATATCTTTAGTTTATCTATAATTCTCTTTTGATTCGGGCTGAGTTTAGCCCCCAAGGTTGAAAGACTAATGTGAATGTTTGCATCTTCTAGTCTCAATACGTCTCCTGGGCCCTCCGTTAATATAACTATGCCGTTTGTATTAATAGCTGGTCTTGCAGAAGGAAGGTTAAAAAGGATTCTATCCGCCTCTAGGTCTTTGGAATTCCTCCATTTTGAATAAATATATCTTATGTCTTTATCTGGACACTTAGAATTGGGACTATGATAGGCCCCACACAAAATACATTTCTCATACAACGAGCGGCCGGTACATCCAATATATCTATTTTCATCATTATAGATGGGGAAAACTGCCCGACCCGTCATTTCTTTACCACGCTTAACACAAGTACCCACATCATATCTATCTAGAATCGGTATAGAATATCCCCGGTTAATGTAATACTCGGCCGGTATATCCAATTCCCGCCGCACCATTTCCCGTGTAATATTACTTTCTCTTGCAAAATTAGTATTATAAGCTTGGACTGAAGTAATAAACGCCTCGGTATCACCAACCTCAAAATCAAGCGACAATTCCTCAAATTCTTTATTTAAAAATTGTAATACCCATTGGATTGTATAATCAAATCCAACCGTTTTATTACCCCTATGTTGCCAGCCTTGCTGTTTTGATAATAATCCTCTTATTAGACCTATAGGTGTACCATAAAATTCTTCGTGGCATCCGTGGGTGCGGCATACCCAATTACCAATATAGCTATGTCCGGTATGATATAGGTTAAAAGCGGTTTCATTATCTGAATTAGAGTGTATAGGACACTTACCCACATACATCTTACGATGTTTCTTAAGTTTTAATTTAAAGAACGCGATAATATCATCAAGGTGGGTTGCCAATTCTAAAGATAGATTATGAATCTGTTTTTTGGATAGTTTCATTGTCAAAGGGGATGTCCTCTCCTAATCCATCTTGTAAATTAAATCCGTTTTGTTCTTGTTGGTGTAAAGTTTGAAATTTTCTGCCTATCTCTTCTATTTTAGCATATTTACCTTGCATATTACACATTATATAATCACCTAAGTCCATCGCTTCACCATGACGTGCGGCCACGACTACTATTTTGCGGTTGCCATATTGGTGACCATCTTCTGCAATTTCCTCCGGTGATTTCCCCTTCAGTATACTAAAGTTACTACACAACCAAATGATTCTATCACTTCCACTAATGACATTTTGTTCTTCCTTATTAATGCCTTCTCGGTTAAGCTGTATAAATGATAGGATAGGTATTTGATAACGAACGGCGAAATTGTGAAGAGATGTCATCATAAAACCTAATAATTGATATTCTTTTAGGTCTTTATTTAAACCTTCAGATGACATCAGTTTTAAATAGTCATATATAATAACACATGGTTTTGAGGTACCATCTTCGTTTAATCCAACAGTTTTAACTATCCAACGTCTAGCTATAGCTATCTGTTCTTCAAATGGACAACCAGCAATTGATTTATGATAGTATGGGATTTTTTCAATCAGTTTACTTTCCTCCAGTATCCTATCAAAGTTTTTAGCAGTGCCCGTTTCAATATTATGAATAGGAGTGGAGGTTCTTAATGCGGTTAATCTTATCTGATGGTCTGTAAGACTCATCTCAGTATCTAAATTTAGAACTGGAATGTTTAGTTCGCTAGCAATATAATTACCAATATTATCACTTAAAATAGTTTTACCAGTTTTTGCTCGGGCTCCTATCATATTTACGGTACCATTACGCAAACCACCACCAATTGCCCAATCATACTCTTTATATCCGGTACTAATACCGATAGTGCTTGTGGGATTATTTCCTAAATATTGCAGATAGTTGTGGAGTCCTTCACCTAAGCTTACTGGTTCATTATCCCTATCATTTAATAGGGAGGAAAAATCGAAAATAGAATCTTCGGCTATACCAAGTATCTGTGTAATGCTTTCAGACCCATCCAATTCTACTAATTTATTTTGAGCTACTGCGAGTTGGTTGTGTAATAATCTAGCAACTTCCAGTTTTCTAATTTTAGCCGCAAATTTCCTTACGTTGCTTTCATCTACTGGTAGGTCTATAACTGCTTGTAAATGTAAAATATTTTGTTTTTGTTCAAATAGGTGAGAAACTCCTAATTCAGTCGCGGCACTATAAATAGACGGTAAATCAATTATTAAATTTTCATAGGTATCTTTGATATGTTTAATGCAATCAAATATTACTTGATTTTGTGGTAAGGTAAATGTTGAAGATTGCAAAATATCAGCTATATCATAGTATGCGTCTTTATATCGAATCAATCCAGCTAATACACCTCTTTCAGAAGCTACATCATATAATTTTTTACTTATATTATCCATTATTATTCCTGGCTGCATTGGCACATTCATCGCATATAAAAACTATTCCACTATCATCTCTATATACATATCTACTGTCCACTAACCATACACTCCCACATCGAGTGCATGTGGCTTCAATTTCTTTGGGCGCTCTAGCTAAACGTGGTGATGGTTCATTGTTACCCCATAGTTTTTTATCTTTCTCTATATCATTTTTAGCACTAAACCTTATCGCATCATTTTCAAAGTTATTTGGCCTTTGTCCTGTCTGCATACTCTCTGTTCTACACGCTTGACCTCGTTTGGATGGCGAACTTCGATTTTTTCTCCATTGTTTACTATCAAATGCTTGTTCGTTGTTATGATTGCTATTTCTAATTTTCTTAGATATACGACGCTGTTTACGTTGGTGCGTACTGTCGTCATACTCTTTTGGTTCTCTTTGTGCCTTACTTTTTCTAGATTGTTTACGTTTTGTGACTCTATTCTTTTTAACTAGAAGTTGCTCTAAATCCTCTTCATCAATTCCAAATTCTTGTAAAACTTGTTGTAGTTTTGCTAACTTATTCATATGATAAATCCTAATATATGTGCTATAACATCTACCGTCCAGCTATTACCCAACATTTTATATCGTTGAGTATCTGATATTCCTTTAGTATAATTGTCTGGGATGGTTTGTAAGCGTTCACATTCTACAGGGGTTAATCTTCTATTTTGACCTATTTCTTTAATAACTTTAGGTAATAAATTATATCCCCAACTATGTGCTAATTCTGTAGTAAGCGTAGGTATTTTACCTATACATTTATATTGACTATTATATTTGGACAAAGTTTTAATTGCCGTTTTGGAAAGATAATACCGTGAAGATACTGATGTTTCTAAGATATCATTAATAGATATATTCTTATCCATAGGTCGCTTTATATTGGGAATATTTGTCCAGTAAAGTCTTTTTCTAGATTGGGCAGATACCAGTGAAGAATTAATCTCTATAGGTTGAACCCCCACATATTTATTAATAATCGCTATCCATTCTTTTTTCATCTTGACATTTTCTAAAAGCCAATATTTAGGCTTACATTCGTTTAGGAGTCGAACAAATTCAAAAAACAATGCAGAGCGTTCGTCCTTAAAATTTAATCCTTTACCTGCATTAGAAAAGCCTTGACACGGAGAACCCCCCATCAATAAATCTATTTTTGGTAAATCTTTCGCCTTAATATTTTTAATATCTCCTAACTGGACAGTATGCGGATAATTTTTTTGGGTAATTTGAATAGCCCATTTGTCTATTTCGCTTGCATAATAATTGTTGTAAGAAATATTGGCTCGTTCTAATGCGATTTGTCCACAAGATATACCATCGAATACGCTAAGGACATTGGTTAATTTATGCATCAACTATATTCCATAATACTGAATTTCATCGGGTGTAATAACATTTCCCTTACTTTTTGACATTTTTCATATTGTTTGTTCATAAAGAATGTTGCCTCCACTATTGATTTTGATACTCCGTAATTTTAGCACGTTGTAAGTTAAATAATACATTACTTAAATATTTTAAATTGTTACTTATCTCTTCTAACCTATTCATTCGTTGAGTGGCATATCTAATAATATCTAATAATTTTTGAATACTTTCGTCTTCTTTAGCCATTAATGCTATCTTCATCTCATGTTTATAAAATTTATCATAATCAGACAGTTTATTAGCTGCTAATTGATTCAAGACAGTATTAGCCCATGTATTACGAGCAACCTCTAAATTATATAGGCGTTGCAAATATAGAGCAAAACGAGTCAGTCTATAAGCTATTGTAGAACAATCTGTAGCCGCCAGTTTATCTAAACTTTCTCGTGACATATCTAAATAAGATTGTAATTCTTCCGTACTGCCTGGGGGTGTATTAGCTGGCAATCCTATTTGTGATTCATATAGATTAAGAGCATTATCTATATCATCCATACGGGTTTTTATAGTTTTATTTATCGGTTTGTCAGACATAATATTCTTTCTATCGAATTACAAGCGAATGAATTAGATGCTCCACCAATCATCTTGCCCTTCCCATAATTGTACTAATCGAATATCGTTTAATTGACACCATTGTTCTTTCAATTCGTCGTTTTTCTTGGCTGTCCAAAAACCCAGCTTGTTATGATGAAAATATGAGCTAAATTGTTTATGCTGTTTACCCTGGGCCTCAACGGCTAAATATATATGAGGCAGAAAGAAATCTAAGAATAGGGTTTTGTGGAAATAAATCTCAATAGGTACTTCTTCTAGTATTATTTGCGTAGGAAATTTATCTTTTAGAAATTTACGTACCTTTAAATGTAATTTTGAAATATTCCGAGAATTAAGATGATGGCCGCTTAGGGTAAGATTATAGTGGCGACCATTTAAATCTTGAACTAACATAGACCCATAGCCTGACGAAATTTGACATATAACTCATCATATAATTCGGGATTATCACGTAGAAATTGACAGGCGTTATCTTGACCCTGTACTCTCTCATCCCCAAAAGTATACCACGAGCCGGCCTTATCAAATAGGCCGATACCAGAACCATAGTTCATAAGCTCCCATTCTTTATCTATACCATGACCATACCTTAATAGGGAGTCGCTTTTCCCGCCTGGTGCTCCAATTCCACTAACCTCACATACCCAATGAATAATCTGGCCTACCTGGTTTTCTTTATATATATGCGGCGTAAAATGAGTCACCCTAAGTTTTACATCGGCCGCATACTGAATTTTTTGGCCGGATGCCTCAACCCATTTTACTTTGGATTTAGGGTCTTGGTTGCTATATAGGTGAGTAATTCCTATTAAGATACTCTTATTAATTGGCAATATACCACTTAATTTTTTGGTTAGCCCCGCCAACATCAGAGGTACATCATCACGAAATCTATTTCCTACTGGTTCGGCACGTCTGCTGGACGAACATAATTGACTCAGTGAATCTATAATAAAAATAGCACCAGGCTTAGTATGTACATAATTTTCTAATATTTCTAAAAAATCTTCAGCATTTAATATGTTACCCGGCTTAGAACTAATGATAGTCAACTTATCATCTGATTTGTCCAGATTGGTAATACCTTTTAAATCTCGGCCCTTTATACGTCCTTCAACATTAAAAAAGTAGATATGTCGTCCATTAGGACATAAATCATTAACATATTCAGTACGCTGGGCGGTTCCGGCAAAATCTAATGCCGAAGATGTTTTGCCAGATTTGGGTCTACCAGACATAATTACAAATGACCCCTCCATAATACCACCGCCTAGAATTAAATCTACCGCTGGACTAAATGGTATTACTACATTGGGCTCATTCATAATAGAATTGGCACTTAAAAATACATCACCATACTTTGATATGATATGAGCATCTATATCATCTATACTCATAGTGGATTCGGTATTATTTTTCTTTTTAGCCATTATCTATTTCTTCTAATCTATTAATAAGACCCGCTTTTATTTTTGGCAATTTTCGACGGGAAGATAGATTAATATTTTGAGGCGTCCCAGTATATTGTTTAGGTTGAGATTGCTTGAGTCGTTCAATCTTTTCATATTCCTCAATCACGGGTTTTAACCACGGGGCACCCAGCGAATATATATTGGAGCACCTTCTATCACGTAAAGCCTTAACAATAGCGGATGCCGAGTATTGTTTCAACAAGTTGTGACATAATCGTAATTGAGAGCGAAAAAAATTAGCCCATTCTGGTAAATTCCAAAATTTAATAGGTAGGTCTATATTGTTTAATGAGGCTTTTCTTTCGCAAATTAACTCAATAATATATTGTGCTGGTGTTATCTGTTTATTAGGTGAATATTTAGATATAAATTTCATTTTATTGTATTTCGCTTAGGCTCAAAAATATTAGCTCGTAGTCTTCGTGAACTCCGTTTTTGTTTACGGTTTTCGTCACCTCTCTCTGATGCTTCTTTAGTCATAATTGCTACACCACTCTTATGTTTCTCTGATGTTCGTCTTATCATCAAATCTTGGGCATTTTGTAATTTTAGAACTGACGAAACCATAATATTGATTGCCCTATCTATACCATTAGGTTGTTCTAGCCATCCATTAAGTGTATTTATTTCTTGTGGTTTCATAGTTGATATGAGTCTGTTTAGTTTTTCTTTTGCGTCTTCTTTATCAGCCTTACGACCAGTAGGAGCCAGTTGTTCCAATACTGCCTTGATGATTTTGTTATCTAGAGTCGGTTCTTGAATAGTTGTAATGGTTTCTATTAATCTGTCTAATTCATTATCAATATAATTTTGAACAACGCTCTCACTACGACCTAACTCGCTCGCAATATCTGTTATAGATTTGTTATCAGCCACCATACCTTGAATGGCATATTTCTCTGTAAGGTTTAATCGGCCCTTAGCCATAATATTTCTCCCTATATTTCTCGTTCAGCCTGTACTAAAAATGCTGTCTTTTTGGTTTTTAAAAATTGTATATAATAATCGAAAGATATTTTATTTACTTTCCTAAATTTCCATAATATTTCCCCGTTTCGTCGTTTAGACAGAGAGTGCTGGTCCATACCTAATGGATTGTAATATCCACCAGTCGGCCCCTGTTTGATATAATATACCGGATATCCCATTTCTGTGACTTCTATCTTAGCATAACAATGTTCATTATCCTTAGATATAATTGGATATCCTTTATCATCTCTTTCTCCTGCTAAATTTAATAGTTCATCTTCTTGTCCACTAATAGTAAAACCCAAGGATATATAATGTGTAGGTGATTCTAAACTTGATGATTGTGTTCCTCTAGGCTGGAACAGACTGTCAGATATGTTTTTTTTATTGATATACATAATAGGACTTTCTAAATAAGTGTGTCGTCTTGAAGTTTGGCTAGAATGTTGGTTAGAAGTTTTTGAGTTTTTTGTTTACATTCGTCCAATGTATTGCCAATAGCTGTAAATACCTTGGTGTGTTTTTCTGATTCGTTTTTAATAGATTTCGTACTAACTTGCCCGCTAGGAAGGCTTTCAAATATGTCTTTATTAATAATTATATGAATAATAGATTGATGTGGTATATCCTTCATATTATATCCTATTTTCTGCGAGGGTCGACTTTTCTTTGTTTAGTGCTAGGTATAATGTGTCCATCTTTATCTCGTGGCATAGGTTGGACACCCTCTGGTAGTGGACCATCATATGGTTTACGTAAATATTCCGTTTGTTTTATTCGGATACTATGTTGTTCATCGTCGCTTTTTTGGTCAGTATTTTTATCCGCATAAGAGCCTACGGTTTTAATACCTTCAAAACAATATGGACTTTCGGCACCATAATTTCTATGAATTCCTTTTTGCCTTTTACATTTAGGACAACGCGGTTTGAGCGAAGTAATTTCCGACATAGAACATTGATGTTCAAAATCTAGTTGGCAATTGTCGCAGGAAAAGATATAAGTGGGCATAGTTAAACCTAAATAATAAATGGTCCTATACTGGTAAATAATAGTGATAATATTAATATCCCTATCGAATAACAGGCGGTAACACCTAAACAAGCATATTCAAGGCTATCGGTAGTTGTGGATAGACGGCGACTACATAGGAGTATCCAAAGAATTAAAATAACTGATATAAACGGGCCGTAAAATAGATAGAATATCATCATAGGAAGCAAGCTCCACCAGCACAGGCGGGTTCAGCCTCGGGTTTAGTATTATCTTCGTCTTCTCTCATAGTAGTATAATCTACAGCTTTAAATGTTTTTTTTAAATCGTGATATAATTTCCAATTGAATACGTCCTTCATACAATATGTTAATCGCCGCACATCATTATCAAAGTATTTATTGGCAAACTTTTCCATTTTTTCTACGAACTCAAATTTTAGTGCAGCCTTATTTAGTTTTAAACTTTTCTTTTCTAGTTTCAAATTGTCTTGTTGTTCTGGTATTAGGACAAAATCACAGGCAGACCATAAATTATTATTAAAAGCGCGTAATCCAATTTCAATAAGTCCAGAAGTCCATAGGGCGGCATCTCCATATTCTCGGACTATCTCGTGTGGTAAATATACGGCCGTAAATGGTGCTTGTGGATAGTCTTTATCACCACTTTGAGGCAATAAGGTAATACCACTAATATAATTACGGTTTCTATAAATCCATAGGGTTACTTCATCCCACTCATCAGGTTTAACCTGTATAGTATTACTTACATTATGAGACAAACAGGGTCGTGTACATAATTCTTCGGTTTTACCTACACGTATCCAATTCTGTTGTAGGCTTTTCACTATTTCCAGTAATGTTAGTGCCGGTAACTGATTTTTTAATTTGGCTCCATCTTTAACCTCGATAGGGAATAAAGCTATTTCATCGGTATCATTAGCGGCCCAAACAGATTTTTCACAAGCTAGGGGGTTCGTGGTTTTAAAATGTTGATAGGGATTCTCAGTAATGTTGGCCTGTATGCGTCTTAAATATCTTTTGGAATGATGTGGATGTATTCCCGATGATACACCCAAAACGAGAGAACCAGTACCTTCAGGTTTAATAGTAGTACACCGTGCGGCTGGATTAATACCAATTTTATTTGCTATTTCTGTATTAACTTGTTTAATTGTTCTGGCAACTTTACGCTGATTACTAGATTCTAATATTAATTCTTCATTCTCCATTATTCCTGTAATTGAGACTCCGATAAGCGATTCACGCTCGCAAATATGTTTCGATGCAGGAGTAAGATAACCAAACTCTGTGAATCCAGATTGCAACGTAGTGATAATGGCAGCGGCACGTCCCCACTCATGATATTCTTCAATAGTTCTAACTGTGGGGGCGTTAATGGTTCCCAAATTGCACATTTGCCATCCTGACTCCAATCCAATGTTTTTATTGTTTCTTTTGTAACCTTGTCCATCATAATTCTCCAAGAACTTATTAAATTTATCTTCATCTATAATGTCATAGGCCCACATTCCAATTTCACCACAATTATGTACATATACTCCATTAGCACTAAAGGCTTCTATATCTGATACTGTACAATCAAACACATCTTCTTCTGGCAATAAAGAAATGGACTCTATAGTATCTTCAAATTTATCTCTATATGGCTTTCGGATATAAGAATCTATGATGTCATTTAGCAACCTTTCTTTATGCGGTTGCTCAAATTTAATAATATTCCGTAAAATTACTAAATTGTCTTTAGAAATATGTAGGTCATGTTGGGTATTACACCAATATTGTTTTAAATCACCATGTCCATCTGGTAATTTATAATATCCCTCTTGTAAACGATTTTTATAGATAGTTGAATTGATTCCAAATGCATTTAATATATTTTGTACTAATTGTAAGTTACTTAAACTTATAGAGGTTAAACGGACACAGCATCCCTTGTCGGTGTTGCTGACTACATACCCATCAGCATCAAAATATCCAGCTAGTAAACCTGATAAATATGACCAATTGCCACAAATAGATTGTATTGTTAATTCTTTATTAGCTATACACCCTTGGTTGTCTAAAAAGCTATATAATTTTGTAGACTGTATACTTGCTCTAACATTATTATGTTTAACTTTTTTATATTGGGAGTTACTGTCAAAATGAGCCTGATTTAATAATTCAAAACCTCTAGTTCTTTGGTCCCATCTATCTTTACCCCACCAACACATGTGAGCGCTTTTATCAGTATGTGATAAATATCCATCACCTATTATATGTCCTAAACAATATCCTTGTGCATATTCTTTAGAATTCCTATCAATATTTTTTAGTAATTCACGATGGTTATGAACCTTTACTTTATCACCAATATTTAAATCATCTAGTTTTTTCCAAACCCCATCATTTCTCATTATACGATGGTTCCCAGTTAATTTTAATATTCTACCAGATTTAAACTGTACTTCATATACTGGTTTATTTCCTGTCTGATAAAAGAATGTTGAATTATATTTTTCACCATCTACAATAGTTGTAAAATAAGATTTATTTGTATTTAGATGTTCTACACAATCTAGTCCATCCTTTGTAACTATCATAGTATCTTTAGTTACACAAGGATTTCTTAATTCTTCTAAATCATCAACCCACATAAATCCTGGGTCTCCATATTCCTTAGTATATTGAATGATATCCTTAAAAGAATCATAGTCGGTAGTTTCCCGATGTAATACCTCGGAAATATTGGCACGGGCCCGTTGTGGATGATTTTGTAACCAGTTACCCGTTTTACATAACCTCATATCCTTATCATCAGCAGAAAATAGTAGGATACCCGAACTTCTGCGAACGCCTCCAGATAAAGTTGCCTCTCCTGTATGTAGAAATATATCACCACAATCTATAGGAGCCAGCTTAGTACGACCTTCATTTATGCGAGCATCCAACAATTGTTGTATATTTTTAACTGCGGTGCGTAATCCATCTGGCCCCGGAGCTTTTCCGACGCCGCTACTTAAAAAAGACCCCCCTGGGCGTATCTTACTATAATCAAACTCTACTTCTGCATCAACATATTTTTCAAATCGTTCTTCAACCGGAATATCATAGTAGGAAGTTAATAGTACACCAACACAGTCTGCCCATCCTTCAATAGTATCAGGTACAACAAACTTTTGACTACTTCTTTTTCTTCCTTTTAATCGCTTGTCTGATAATTTAGGTAACTTATTAATATGATGTTTTTGTATGCTTAATCCAACTCCACATCCACATAATAATAACCAAAAGGCTTCTTGAAATACTCTTAATCTATCACAATATGAGGCTGTACAATTGAATACACGCGCGTTTTTTTGTAAGGCCGGTTGGCCCCCATATTGGAGGCATCGTTGGCTACCTAACACGCGTTTACGCCGCATCATATCATAGGCAAAATCAATATCCTCATGTACATCTTTATCTTCGTATTTCTCGTGCATCATTTCTCGTACACGATTTACTGCTTCTTCCCAAGTTTCTCTTCTTTTCTCATTTTTCAACCAACGAGCATATTTAGATACAAAAGTATAATCCATTAGTGCTTGAGTTGCCGACATATTTGTACCTTTGTTTTGATAGGTGGGAATGAGCATGTGAATTCCATATTTGCTTACGTCGTATTATATGGAATGACAGTCTGCATTCCCACCATTTATATATTTAATGGGATGAAACCTTGAATTCCCTATAATGAAGGAATGATGTCCTGAATCCCATCTTTTTTCTTTTCTGTTTCTTCTCCAATAGTTTGTGCCAACTTATCTGCATCCTTGCCCTTTGGTAATTTATCATGATTGGTTTTCTTCTTTTTCTTTCTTTTGGGACGCCCTCTCATATTATTCCAAAACTGTGCTAATTTATCTGGGTTATCAGTGCTATATGATTTAGTACGCCCGGTTGGATTGCCCTCCGCATCCCGTATCTGCACGACTATCTCAAACATCTTATTTTCAGTGGTTTCACAAATCTTAAGCTTCATCTATCTTCATACTCCTAATGGTCATTAAACGTCGAGTCAAAAATTGAAAAATTTCATAAAACTCATCATTATTACTAGCAGAATGAGCAAAACTATTTTCTAAATATACTATTTCTCTGATACCCGACTGCCACAAAAATTGTAAACATTGTTCACAAGGCTGGTGAGTACAATAACACGTACTATTTAAGGTGGAAAGACCTAATCGGGCCGCATTAAAGATAGCATTTACTTCGGCGTGCATCATAAATGGATATTTATCAGGACGAATATTCGGAATAAATTCGTCACGAGCTTCTCGGATGTGTCCGTTATAGCCAGAGGTAATAATGGTCTTATCTCTGACTAAAACGGCTCCAACCTTGGTCTGAGCATCAGGGCTGCGTTTGGACATATTAATAGCTTGACGCATAAAAAATACATCCCAATTATCACGCTTAACGTCCGACCTAATGCTCGACCAATGTTGTATTTTTTTACGAGCACCCTGAGATAACATACTTAATATGCTATTTCGGATTGGCATTATTCAGTTGGTTCCTCAACTGGCTCTTCAGCGGGCTCCTCAGCGGGTTCCTCAGCGGGCTCCTCAGCGGGTTCCTCAACGGGTTCCTCAACATCTATAACCTCAACAATATCCCATCCGAAAAGTGTCGGTGGTAGCGGAGCATCTAAATCTGGTAAAACAAATTCTAGAACGGCCCAGGGACTATAAAAGAGACCATCATAGGCACGTACCTTAGCCAAGACTGTATCGTGAGCATCTAATACAAGCGGTTCATAACTTGATATTTCGGGTAGTAAGCTTTTGCTTACCACTAACTCACCACCCACATAAATTTCTAGTTGTTGGTCTACAACGTCAGATGATATTGATGGTTCCCAAAATAATTTAATTGATACCTGTTTCATATCATTAATCCTTTCATACTTAAGGTCTGTCGGGGGCATCGGTGGACCAAAACCCCACAATAAATACTCTACTAATCGAGTGATATTACGTAATAACTTCGTTAAATAAATCTTTAACAATTTCCACATCTGCTTGTTGTCCTTCTTGCAGGAGGGAGTCATATACCTTACCTCCATTTACCCAATATTGCCAAAATCCCATTTCTTTTCTGATAGTTCTCTTGAGTATGCGGCGTTGTAAAAAGTTGGGCGACTTCAATATATTATACGCCACTTCCTCTTGTTCGCCATCTTGTTTTTTATAGTTCAAATATTCCGCGAGCAACTTGATAATTTGCACTACTATGGTGGATATTATTATTTGAAGAGTGGTCGGGTCAACACAAACCTCTTGTTTTGTATTTTCGGCCCGCATACGAGAAATTATAGACTGTGAAACGTGATTTACGGCCATCATAGTAAAATCTCCGATATGTATATAGGGGGAGGGAGTAAAATGTCAAGTAGTAATAGTAAACAAACCGGTAAGTCTGGGCGACATAGCAATTTGACCAGGCTCCGTCCATGCGTCTGCTCGATTACATAAAATATCAAAACCATTCTTATTAAATGAATAGGCCACGGCCGTAGAACATACGGGATAGACCATATCTTCAAGTGTATCTACCATTAAATTATTAACATTATATAATAGTCGTAATCCAAACATTTTGTGCTTAATAATCCACCAAAGACGTTTCCAACCATACGGCAACCCAGTCATTTGTCGCATAGTATTTGTAACGGCACGCCCATCAAAATATTTGTGTACTAATTTAACCTCACCATTATATACTTTCCATTTTAACCATACGGGTATTGGTCTATAAATATCTATATATCTGGCTGCCTTTTCTACTATTATATCAAAATTAACAGTGCGCCCGCCCTTTCTCTCTTTAAACTCTACTAATTCTATTAAACCATTATGTCTAGATAATATGCCGACGTGACTATAGGTTGTTTCACTTCCCCTTCCTATTAGGCGACCTAGTAAATTTTGGCCCCTAAATAGTGCAACATCCCCCTCCTGCATCAATGGATAATAGTCTGATAATAATATGTGTGGTAGCATAGCAACACCTTAATTAAAGGGTATAAGGGGCGATGAAACCCCTCATACCAAAAAGTTTAGCTAGTTGTCGAATGACGTTCTTTGTAATCATCCATTTCGGGAATGTGTTTGGGTTCTTTGTATACCAACTCACCCGGCTTAGCATAGGTCGGGTTTGCAGCATCATCAGTACCATTAGTCTCAAACGTTGCCATATCATCAGCAGTTGTTGGGTCTGTACTCCAACTACCACTATACTCGTTCCAATAACCAGCACGAATTGCTGTAGCGGTACGAGTAGTACGCATAGCCTCCATTTGATGGATTGGGCGTCTAATTTGATAATCCGAAGCACCTGAACGTAATAGTGTTTTGGAAACACCACCAGCTAATTCAGTTGTAACTCTACGAATAATCCATTTTTCAGCCGTCATAGAGGCAAAATGAGTACCATCAGATGGGTAATAGGTAACTGTACCAGCACCAGCAGTATATAATTTTGTGGTCGTAAATGTATTGGCTGTAACAGCCGTGATACGTTGAGGACCATCTACAACGCTGTTGGTATCAGTAACATTAACTATAGCACCAACACTAAGTCCATGTTCATTTTTGGTATACTTAGCATAGCCACTATCTGCTGCCACACTAACATCTGCTGAGACTTGCGTACCCCAAGCGGCATAACCAATATTATTTCCGCCTACTACTTGAGACGCGAAAACTGTACTAGCAAATCCATGTGCTACATTATCTAGTAATGAACGATTGGAATATAAATTACGAGCATTACCTCCAAGATAAGTTGGTTGAGCGGCCGGATTTAAATCATCCGAAAAATCTTCTTTTGCATTATAAGCTGAACCAGCTACATTATAATAATCGTTGCCAGCCCCAGGATTTACAACACGATACATCGTTTTAGGAGAACTTGCCATTTTTTAAACCCTTATATAATTCTCCCTAATAAGTCCTATTGTTCCTTATTTGTGTCCAGTCTTTTTAACATGTCTTTATATTCACACAGTGAGTGTGTTTTAATTACTAAGGCATCTACATTATATTTTTTTGCCCTAGAAGTTGAAATACTATTAAGATAATTTGTCAATAGTATACAAATACAATCAGGATATTTATCTTTCGTATATCCTACTAATTCATAACCATCTGATAAGCCATTAAGATATGTAAAACAAATCTCAGAAATAAGTAAATCAATTTTTTTAATATTTAGTATATCTCTAGCTCGGCCTAGTCTATCAGCGGTAAGAACATTTGCAGATGGTAATAGTTGCTTGGCTATTGTATATAGGGTATGTCTATCTTTAGTATTATCATCCACTATCAATATATTAGTCATGATGTCCTTCCAATGTTTCTACTTTAGTAGATAGTTTTGTTAGACTATCATTTAAAATACCAGTCTTATGATTACTGTCGGTAACTTGAATTACCAACCTATCCAACTCCTTAATTATATTTTTAACTACTTGGCATTGACCAGCACATAATATGGCTCTTTGCGATTCACTATTACATAATCTGTCTATTTGGTTAGAATCAAATATTTGTTTTTGTGAATATTGTCCAAATTTCCAAGAAACAAAAGCAACATGACCCATTAATGCCATAGTTATAGTTATAATGGAAATAATAGTAGCTAAACTCATGAGATGCTCCGAGATGGGTATTATATATCTACCTATATATTATACACCGTTTAAAGAGTATCTCTTAATTTATCTATGGTTTCAAACTCATCATCACCTAATACAGCATCCATAAAACCCTTATCTACAGCTTCTTTCGCACTTAAATATAATTCTTGTCGAGTCGCAATGTTACGTTTTATCCATCTCTTAATGGCTTTTGGTTCCAATAATCCCTCTCGTTTCCAAAAGTCCCCATTTTGACACCGATTAACGTAAATATCTATCATATTTTCTGTTTCTTTTTCTGACCACTTTATATCAGAAATAACAGATTGCCAATTTTTTTCCTCACTACTATAGGTGCCATAATGAATTAGAAAGTAGGCCGAAGGCATCATTACGCGCCACGTAGCGGCCTGCGGAATTATAGATGACATAGAGCGAGCATAGGAATAGGCTAAAACAGTAATATTAGATAATTTGGGGTCATCGCAACTATTTTTAATAGCATCATATATAGCCATACCACACTCATAGATACCACCAACCGTCATCATATGGACTAGAATGGGGTTATGCCCCATATTATTCAGAATATGAAGATTGCGTATAAAATTACCAGCAGTCCTATGGTCGATGTATGATTCTTCATATGGGTCGTCAGGACTACATAAAAAAATTTCACGGGTATCCAAAACTATACCAAAGTGGTGAGCATCATAAACCATTTCACTTCGTTGAGTAATATTACGACGCACTGGACTCGGCATCTTTCTTGTTCCTATCTAATATATATTTTCCGACACATTGACAAATATTAGTCATAACATCGCATGGTTTAAATAGCTTACCGACACCGATGCGGATGCGATGAGGAGAAAAAATATCTACAGATTCTATACCATTTTGTTGGGAAATCATCTCGGCAATTTTATTGGTAATACGAAAATTAGAATGACCTAACCAAAAATTAAATGTATTAGATGGACAATTAGCGGGACTAAACGGGACTGGTCCCATTGGGGTCACTATGGCCTTAGCGTCATCTAATTTAGTTGCTACATTATGTACATTATTATAGTCTTCTGTTTCCCATCCATCTTCGTCCTCATTATTAAATAAATTCCAAGGGTCTTTATACTTTTCCCATAATATAGTCGGTTTATTCTTGTTCATTCGTATTCCCAAGGTTAGACGACATAGAAAAAATAGCTCTAGGGTCAACAGCTGGTATATCATCATGTTCTTCTTGTAATTTAACCCATTCCCTACACACTGCCTCGATAAATGGACGAACTATCATATTAGTATTAGCATGTTGAATCAATGATTGTTGTAGTATTGGTTCTAGGTCTCCTTGGTTAATGTGATATAAAAATTTAGCAAATATAGGTGCTAATTTTATGTCATTATCAACACACTCATAAGATAAATTAATCTCACCATTCGGCATTAACATATATAATATGGTACCAATTGGTTGCAATTGTTGGTCTTTAGATTCTTGAGACTCTTGCAATTCTATTTCATCATTATCTGCTAATTCTAGATTTACACCAAACATAGATTTTATATAATTAAGTAGACTCATTTAGTATCCTTATGTGTTTAGCAGGAATAAATTCTATCCAAAAGGCATCTGAAGGCATTACGGTAAATGGAATTTGACCATGACAAATAATATATAAATCTTCGTTCTGATGATAAATTCTTTTGGGGCTTAATGTAATCCATTGGGTATCAATATGTAACAATGGATGCAAAATACCATCAATGTCCGGGCCGTCTTTTGTATAGTTGACAAGGGGCGGTTCAAATTGTTCTTCCTGAAGTGATACAATATATTTTTTGCCGGTCTCTAAATCGTTGGATATTATCCATAATTCTATATATACATTAAACATATTAATTATCCAGTAATGATTTGATTAGTTGTTGTTCTTTCTCTATGTCAGTACCATTTATGGCGGTAAAAATACTAGGTATAATTTTAGATATTTCAAATAACATAATTTGCGCATTACCATCTCCAGCACTTTCAATAATGCGCTTTGGTTTATTTTGTTTAATATATTGTTGTAATTTACTAATAGATGTAATATAAATATCTTGTCCTACAATATGCATCCACAAATTGGCTTTAGTAATAGTCAAACCACTTTTTTGATTACCATAGGCTCGGCCGATTTCAATAGCAATATTTCCGGAGATGACTGAATAAACATCATTTTTTACCTCAACCATAAATGTTGTAGTATATAAATAGGGCGCTGTACAAATTAAATCATAGTGGGATAACCTATTTTTATTGGTATTTTTATCAACATGAATTCCTAATTTATTGAATACAGATATTGCAGCATCTTCTCCTATTTGTCCTATTGCCCTATCTTTAGCAAACGCCATCATTTAACCTCTGTAATTTTTGGAGACCATTCGCTATATTTTGTTGAACGGCCGACCTTGTAATACCTAATTTTGTTCCAATTTGGACATTGTTTAACCCTTCAAAATAATTCATGATAATGCATTGTCTCTGTCGTTCCGTAAGAATATCTAATAATTTATATAAATCACGAGTCTGTTCTTTATTTTGTAAAATTTGATATGGCTGTAATTGTTTCTTGTCAACTAAAGATAATAAAAATTGATAATTTTCTTGGCCGGCATCATTCATAGATATTGTTGGTATTTTACGATTATTTTGATATCTAGTAATGCAAGCTAATAATGCTAATCTTCCACATGATTTTCTATATCCCGACCTATCTCCACGCCCATCAAATCTCCAGTCTGCCATCATCATAGATGTTGCAATATTTGAGATAACATCCTCGTTGTGAAGAAAAATATATGCCATATTAGTAGCATATTTTTTAATCAAAGATTCGGCTAAATTTAAATAATATTGTATGGATGGCTTAAAATATTGTTGGTCTTTATCCGGATAACTTATACGACGTTTCCCCACTTGTTCTAAATCCATATATGTTGACATTATTTATCCTTCATAGTTTCTTATGGCTACACCAACTGGAAATCGTGGTACTGGATGTTGAGAGGTAGTCCATGCAAAAAATCGTACTGTCAATAAATCCCCCGGCTGTATAGTACCATCTTGCCAATTTGCCCAATATTGCTCACGCATTTGTTCTGAGCCCATTGGTTTTACACCAAATATTGTTCCATCATCGGTCGCACATTCAAATGTACATTGGTTCTTCATCTTTCCTTTATTTTGATATGCTCCGGTAATAGGAAATTCCATATCTATAAATTTCTTTACCTTTTGTAAATCAAACGAGCGTCCACCGCTTTTATATGGTCCCTTTATATTGCGCAACATCATACCTTCGTAACCAGCATCTAAATATTTTTGCAACTTTGCTTCTATCTCTGTTTGAGTACTAATTGTTTGGCACTGAACTAGTTTTAATATGTTGCTATCTTTAATATTTTGTTGTAGCCATTCATATCTATTTTTGAAATCATTATTGGACACACAATCATAAATATGATACTGAATGCTCTTTGTTTTATCGGAAGGACTATCTCTTTTAATGGCGGAAGTTAAATTTTGAAATTCCTCACCATGAATATATAATTCTCCATCTAGAATAGTTCCAACAGGCAAATTAAGTTTTACTATTTCGTCTACGATATGAGAAAGACTGGTCCACTTTTTAAGCTGTCGGGAATATGGTATGATTTCATCGTTTGTAATTAAGGTTAAACATCTACAATTATGTACTAAAATATTGTTGGCAAAATAATTATGATTATCCTGTATTTCTAAATTATATCTAGTTGTTTTTATATTTAGTTTCTTAATAGACTTAATTTTTGATAGCATTTAAAATTTTCTCCCTAATCTGCTCAATATTTTCATAATATTCTTGTTCCCAAATAACTAATACCTTATAACCATTAGATGGAGAAATCTAAAATTTTTCATACTAACATCAAATTTTCGTTTCCTTCTAACTGGTCTACACGCCTCCAACAATCAAAATCTGGTAAATAAACAGGATGATTACCTGTAATGGTCAACTTTTCCCCTCGCTCTAATTCAATTTCATACCATTGTGTATTCTCTCTGATTAATTTGTTTTGAAAATAAGAACTAATGGATTTATATTCTAATCTTCCATTTTTGTTTCGAGATAAAACTTTACATTTAATATGATTTTCCACCAGCCACTTAATGGTTTTATAACCATACTCTTTGGTTTTAATTAAAGTATCTCCAGAAACACATCCGTCTAGCTTCGGTTGTATATATGCCGGCCACGCAATTTTCCGCCCGTCCTTTAACTTATTTATATCTTTTCCTGCTAGATTATAAGACTTGGCCAACATAGGTGGTACCAATCTAGTTTCTTTATCTTGTTGATTATTTAGTTTTTCTACATATCCCTTTCTATCCTTTTGTTTTTGCCATAAACTTTGTGCCTCATTGACACATTGCTGCCAAGCACTCGTCTCATTGGCCCTCCCAATGTTTTTTCCAACCATTATATCCACGGCCGTACTTTGAGACTTGCCATCTTGTAGTCCATGTGATACTACATATTGTGGGTATCCAATTTTATCAGTACAATATATAGTCCATTGGCGAATACGCCCCAACTGGTCCCTTTTAAATAGGGTTGGCCACTCAATTTTTTGATTCATCTTTTTCCTTTCTCGTTTCCAAACAAAACCAATTAAGAATTTTTTCAGTTCTTAAAATCATCTCACTATCATATCCGTCAAGTGCTTCTTTTTCGGTATAACCAAATGGTGAGAATATTATATATACTAAATAACCAATGAAAAATAAACAAACGAATAATAAATACCAAATCAAACAAACCACAAATGCTACTGGCCAACACACAATAACACGTATAGCCCTTCCTAAATAATTTTCCATGGTTTATCCAGTTCTTTTGCTAATTTTTCCCTTGTTATCTTTTCTAACTCCCAACCGGCCATACCTCCAACAATTACTTCCTGTTCTATACTTTTTACTATATCGTTTTCGTTTAACACAATAGAGATGCGACCTATACTAGCATCACAAGTTATACAACCATAATGTATTCTAATGCTTGATGGATTAAAAGCATGGCACCAGGATATAACCGTGTTATCCATTTGGGTACCATACAAAAACTGTAAAATCTCTATTTCGGTAAAACCCAAAATATCAGGAGATTTATAATCTATCGAACAATCCGCAATATACTGTTTCCAATCGTCAGATGATAACATCTTTAATTCTTATATGGTAATTTAACGCCTACTACATTATAAACATCAGCATATACATCATACCACCCCGAGAAAAATGGTCGCCACCTTGTAGGTTGTTCTTGTCCTTGTAGGGTATGATATGCCCAACTCCAAGGGGATAGCAAAACTTTAATTAATATTCCCACTAAGCCTAGTAGGGTTACTAATACTACAAGAATGAGCCAAGCCGGAAGAAGTAGAACAATGGCTGCCATAATTTTAATCGCGCTTAACATATGTTAGACTCCATACGTGAAAGAATATACCTACTAATAAAAGAAATCCTAATACAACATATTCCCAAAAACTTACATTACCGCGTACTAAATATCCAGCATCAAAGCCGAATAGAGCACTGGCACAATATAGTAATACTCGTTTTGTTGACATTTGTTACCTCTCGTTTAAATGGACATTTGATAATTACTTTACAGACCCCTTATATTATACACTTATTATGAGTATTTATGGGAATTTAAAGTATGGTCACAGCAACCATTCAGGTTTTTCCCTTTTGGTCCATCTACATCTCATAGTATGCAATTTAAACTCTTTATAATATTTACGGTAGGCTCGTACTGCGCCATCAATAGTACTTTCATCTTGATAAATTTCTGGCATAACTTGTGCGGGCGGTGAAATTTCTGATTCTATAGATAGCTTCATAGGATAATTGGTATAACAATATTCTATAACGTCTTGACTTTTATGTTTTTTCCCATATCTATATGTATATTCTTGACATAATGCTAATCCGTGACGACAAGTCCATCCATAATTAGCACAATTAGACCTACACCAAACACTAACTGGTTGATGTTTGTGTGTTATTCTGTAAATGGAGGCTTCATCAATTTTCAATGGTTCGTCTGTGAGGATATGTTGAGCCGTTGATAATATTTGTGCCGTTTCAACTATCATCTTGACAACGTGTGCATCACACTGATATTTAGCTGCCAATATTGGGTCTTTATCTAAAAAGAAAATGTTCATATGATAGTTTAGTCGTCAAACAGTATTAGAGTCAACATATATGCGACTACGAAACAAATAATATAGCAAAGATTATGTACATCATAATTAAGTAATAGCGACTAAAAACTCGCTCACTATTTGTGCCTCCGACTCGTCATTTTATTATACCAAATTTTCTACACGCTGTCAAGCAAAATCTGGGAAATTTGCTCCCCCGTATGGTTCCATGTAAAGTTTTGTGCAGTCACGACCCCCTCTGGATTATCAGGACGTTCTCTATACATATGTCGCATATATTCGATGCACTGTTCTTCTTGTTCGTAGCCTAAATATGCCCATTCCCCATGGCCATCAAACCAAGCATTATCAAGAGCCCTTTCCATTTCATCTATATTAAGCAAAGAGGAATTATTCGACGTAAGGTATTCGGTTGGGCCACCATAATTAGTGGCAATGACGGGTTTTCCACAAGCAAGAGTTTCTAATAGTGGCATATTCCACCCCTCCGCTCGAAAGGGAAAAACACCGGCATCAACCTGTTGAATTGTAGATGCAACGTCAGAATGAGAGGAGACGGGCTTAATTAGTTGGAGTTTACTGTGCAGTTTGGATTGTTGATACATATTGACCCAATATTGTAGGTTTTTATCACTAAAAGGACAAATAAAGGGCATCATCCAAAGTTCCACATTATCTTGTTTAGTGAACGCCTTGTCGAAACAACGAATTAGAAAGTCGTGCCCCTTATTGGTAGAAAATTTACCACTATTAAAGAAAATATAGGGGCCATCCTTATTTTTTTCGGTGGGAAAGAAAATTGTGGTATCTACTCCTAAAGGTACTATAGTAGATTGGCGACCACTTTCTTTTTTAATAATTTCTTGTGACCACTTAGACGCGGTAAGTATAAGATTAGGGGCTAAGAGACTGTGTTTAGCTTGTTCTCGTAATTTATTTAATTCAAAAAATGGATAAGCTATATATGTGCCATTACCAACACGAGTTCCTAAATCCCATTCATGCCAAATATTAAGGCAGGGCGCCGACCAATCCGCTTTGTTATTTACAAGGCGTGCTAATAAATCATATTCTATCGGGTTTGAAGTAATAAGTGGACCATGTGTAAATAAGGAAATGTCAAAGTCTCCAATGTATAGTTCATTCAGAATATACTTAGAGGCTATACCATATCCAGTATTAGAAGTTGAAATGTATAGGTTGATATTTGCCATAGTCTATCACGAAATATATAGGATGAGGGATTTAAAATAAATTCATTACCATGACAATCATAATAAGTTTCTGCCCATACATTTTATGGTTCTACTTCATGCGGTGGTGTTGCCGGGGTTGGTTCCTCGGGTGTAGGTTCTAAATTAGGTGTTTGCATATGTTCTAACTCTGGCATTTCCTCGGGTAGTAATATACGTGGGTCAAATTCTTCTAAATCATCAGGAGGTACAATATAGGCACCTGCCGGTAATACCTTAGCAAGCGATTCAATTAAACTAGAAATACGCTTATTGACATGAACAGCACCCAAAAATGCAGAGGTAGCTGCGGTAAGACTAACTGTATATTGACGTTGTGTTTGCTCTAGTTGTGTTTCTAAACTATTCACTTGTTGTTCTAGTCGTTGTATTTGATTTTCACCATAAACTTGTTCATACTTTTCGTATCCCAAAATGGAGGCGATACAACTGACTACTATTAAACAACTCATTAGAATGGTGGTTGTTCTATTCATTTTAATTCTCCATATCCATGTTCCATTATAACATCTACCAAATTTTTATTTCCTACCCAGACTTCTCCCAATAATCTGTTAAAACTATTAATGTCAGTTAGGACATCTGAACACCCTGCCGGAATAAAAATAGTAATATCAGATGCTCCATAACAATATCCTTCTACAAACTCTTTAGCCTCAACGCCCTCTTTAGTAGATAATTCCGGCGCATTGAATCTTTTTTCTGGATGTATTAGGCGTAATGGGAAACGTCGAGTAACTTCCACCTCAATAGTATCCCCATCTATCACGCGTAGTAACTTAGCTTTAGTTGTAAAGCCTTCTTTTGGTTTTATAGTTTGCATATACTTACATTTTCCCGATAGGTTGATAAATTGCTAGCGTCCATATAGGACATACTTGACTGTATGCCTTTCTTAAACCTACTTAAGATTTTTGAAACATTAGTAGCTATAGGAATTAATGTTTCTAAGCCCTCTACATATTGCGGGGTTTTGCCATTATTCTGCTGGACTGAAAATGATGCAGCCCCACGACATACCTTCATAATTTTCCCATCAATTTTTAGTGTATTGGCTGGACTATCTATACTAGAGGCTAAAAGACTACCAACCATAACAGCATCCGCACCTAAAGCTAAAGCCTTACACATATCTCCAGGCGTCTTAATACCACTATCTGCTATTAATAGTACGTTTTGATTCTGTCGCCACCTATCACATTCGTAAATAACATTTACCATACCTCGACATATACCGGTTTCTATTTTGGTACTACATACTTGCCCACCGGCAATACCACAGCGAATCGCATATACACCCGGTAATTTCGCTAGCCAATTAAAACATTGTAATGATGCGACATTGCCAACCGTCAGATAAATATTATTATGCAAAGAAAGAACATTCTCTATAGCCCGGGCGGTCAAAATGTTGGCCCCATTAGCTACGTCAATACAAAATGAGCGGCAACCAGCAAGATATAGTGTTTGAAATCTGTCTAAATAATCATCTGTAATACCTATTGCACATCCACAACTAAGGGTCGGTAGCACATTCCAAGTAGAACCTTGTTTTAGTGCTAATGAAAACTCTATCGCTTGTTCTTCAATTGTCATAAATCTATGAATAAAACCATAGGCCCCATTCTCTGCCAATATCCGCGCCATATTGCCATCACAAACATCAGGCATAGGACTTGCAATAAGAGGTATAGATAATTTCATACCAGCAAATTCTATACTAGTATCAACTTTACTACGGCTATCAATATTTGAGATAAGTCGTGGAACCAATCCTATATCGTTATAATTCATTCTTCTTCGTCGTCAAAATTACCTATATATACTTCACGTTCCTTTTCTTCCAAACCAGCGGCCTCTAATACGTTGGCCCACAACGATTCGGCCTCACACTCGCCAGTCGGTATCCATTCTGTAGCCTGATATAATTCATCTATGGCATCCACTAAGGTATCATACCTATATTGTGCTTGTTGTAAATCGTTTACTTGTGTTTGTAATTTTTCAACTAGTGCTTGATATTCTCGTCTATTCATTTTCAATCTCCCATGGAAATTCTAGCCAGCTATTAGGAGGCTTCTCTTGTACATAAAAATCAGGTTTAACATCACTTTGCTTATTCCAAAATAATACACCAATATAAGCCCGCTCACAAAATAGGCGTTGGAAAGTTTTTATTGTTCGCCCGCCGTCTATCAAATCATCAATAACTATAATCTTTTCTTGCTTAATATTCGTTGGTAATATATCCTCACTTTTAATAATAGGGATTTTGTGATAAAATGAAATATGAACAATATAATGTGGTAGACCTAATCGTTTAGCGATTGGTATACTAATATTTAAACCACCATTTTTTATACCCACTACGCATTGAAATGGATAGGCTTGAATTTGTTGATATAATTCATCTATCATATTATCAATGGTATATTGATTATAAGAAATAATGTTCATTTATTTTTATCCCAAGTAATGAATAATATATTTCATAATAATTGGTCGTATAATATAAAAATTCCCACCTCCATAACCCCTTCGACGAATCGAAGTCACCGACCACAAATTGCATCACTGTTCTTATCGGGGTATAAGAACTTCGGATTCCCCAAGTACATATAGTTCTCTACAGATTATCAGAAGATAACCCTCCAACTAAATTAGTACTTATCCTCTGGATGCAATTCCTCAATTGTATAAGACGACCCAAATTTATGAGTCAACCACCCCTTTAATCTATCAAATCTATGTCCAAATGACCATTGAATAATGGGAGCAGCATATTCAACAATTCCAAACTCTGTAACATGACATTTACAAGTAAAATTTGGTGTAGTAATAAGATATTTTTTCATTGTCGTGCTGCCTCATAGTATTTATACGAGCGGCGAGAGAAGTGTCAAGCAGCCCCTGGCAAAATATGACATAACGCACTTATCATATTCGATATAGAGTGATGCTCTACCGCGTATTCATAGGCGGCCTGCACATCTATATGTTCCCACTCATTGTTTAAAATGGCTTTTATCAACTCATCGTTATGAGTATAAGTAAAGCCCCAGTGTTGTAAATCTATAGCCCCACCTGTATGATAAGCATACCAGGGTACCTTATTAATCATAGCCTCTAAAAGAATTAGGCCAAATCCTTCAAATAAACTATGCATAATGTAACATTGACTATCTGCCAATATTTTTAACATATGTTCTTTCTCATTAATTATTAGGTTGCGCACAAAATCGGAATCTTGAGGTATATGTGGTTCATTGCAACACCCCGTATTGATGAGAATAGGATATTGTAGAAAATTAAAAATTCTAGCTAAATCATTATGGCGTTTATGTGCCCAATACCCACTAGCCGACATATAATATTCGGTTGTTATTCCAGACTGCCCCTTATTTTGTATGGAATTTTCAATATTAATACCTGGTGGTACATAATGACCCTTAACGTGAAAATGATTTAACATCTGTTTCGTTAATTCACTATAATATATTACACAATCAGCTTCTCCAATAGACTGACAATTGTTTACAGTATATCTATTCTCGAGTAGCCAATAATATATTGGAGAACTAATTTTATGTGTGTATTCTAACCATTTAGTAGTATACGTTTTGAGACAAGAATCTATAATGAGGATAGCATTATAAGAAGCCAGGACATATTCAAAGTTACTAGTTACAAGCACATTATTTAAATAGTGGTCTTCTCCGCCATTGTCGGCTAACACTATAGTCTTATGGCCAGCACTATCTAAACCTTCGGCTATAGTTTGAACAAAATTGGCTGTTCCTCCTATATGTGGTTTATATTTCTGTGCAACTATTAAATATTGTCCCATGAATAAATATCCCGTAATGTATGTGTAAATTCTTTATATTCTATTGGTGTGGTCTGATTGTATGGTAAACGTATTGTATTATTACCCTGTTGTATGTATGTATAATCCCAATACCAAACCGTATTTTCACTATCAAATCTTAATGTATATCCCCTTTCTATTAGTCTCTCACAATATTCTACGTCCTCGTTAAAACTAATATCACCTTTCATATAGGATTCGGACTTGATAAAATTACGCCAGGCATGTTGTTGCCACACATCCTTGTTAATAATAAAGAAATCTCGTGTAAAATATAGGTGGGGTAAGTTGTCTGGACAATCATATACAACAAGTTCATGTGGACACGATGTACTTTTATCAAAATATCTACCACCTGATGGAGTCAAAATTTTACAACTACAAACATCCCAATCCTTAAACTGTATAAAACGCTGTATCCAACTTGGTTCTAATAAGATTTTGTCTGACATAAAAACTAAATTAGAAAAGTGGGAGAATCGCGCCCCTATATTTTTACCTAAACCCCAATAGTTTTGTTGACTTGCTTTATCACACTCAATACATATTAACCTATTATCTATATTAGCAAATGATTTAGTATACCCCACCAATATAATTTCATATGCAATATCGGTAAATGATGCTGCATATCTAATAGATTTAATGGCACACGATAATTGTAGGGGGTGCTTACCGTTGGTGCTAATAATAAAACTAATCATAATGGTAGCCTATGATACATATAATTCTTAAATGCATTCGAAATGTCTTGATATTGGTCTATGATGTGTTCATATGATGAATTTCTGACTAAACTTAATAGCTCTAATGTCTTACGTCTATTATCTAAACATTGTGTAATTTCTACATTACCTAGTATACAAGCTACAGTCTGATGAAATGATTTGACCTTAGCTTTATACAGAGATGAGATGCGAGAAAACCATTCCAAAGGATTATGGCAATTATTGTTGATAGACCATTGAACAGTTGTAGTAACTTCACGTTGAAGAATTTTATCGCGTTTTGGATACCAGTTTTCTAAAGCAAACGTGGGGTCTGGCACAATATTAGTTGTATTGGCTAATTTGCTAGGTAATTTATAAAATGTATGCCAGTCTCGTACAGATAATACGTCAAAATTTCTAAGAGCCTCACATTCTGATGGACCTAAAATAGCTTGGTTTGGATTAGACGACGCCGCCCATAATATTTTCGGTATTTTAATATCCACCCCATAATATACAGATGGACAGCCCACGTCGCACTGAAATGGATACTGATTTAATACTTCATCTGACCCGACTACTAATAAATCCAATGTATTAGCATAATCTACATAGTCCTCATAAGTAGATAAGGATGGTGATAGTCGTAAATTTTCGCGCCCCCAATAAAAACAGGACCGAAAAAACTCGTTAGCCTCTTTTCTTGCATCAACAAATTCTTTAAAGGTGATTGGTACATAATCTATAATGTGGGCGTTTAAAAATTTTGATAGACAATATGCCTGTGCGATTGCGCCTGGATTAAAAGTATAATGTAGCGTAAGTATACCTATGTTCATTCGTATGTATATCCTAATTGAGTACAATCAAAATAATAATAATCGTGAACCCATTTTTGCAAGCTATCCGTATAAAAATCTCTCCAATGGTACTGTGGTGCTCGCTTTTCATATGTCAAGAGTGGCCCATGCTCCATTTGTAGTATATCTTGTAGTATTTCTATGTCACCGGCCAAACATTCAAAGCGAATTAAATAATCCATCATAATGGCACCATTAAAACATATGCGTTGCTGTATTGATGGTGGGGGATGGCGTTGGATATATTCAGCAAAGGAAAGATTATTAGCATACTCACTTTCTTTTTGCCAATTCCTATCTCGTGTCCAGGCGTGTTTAGGGGTTCTTTTAAGATAGAGATAGAGAGATACTAGGCGCTCCCACGGATTACGAATTGAGGCAAACGTAAAACCTAGTTTGGCCCATTCTTCTACACCATATATTTGCATAAAATGGTTGGGAGAAAAATGTGGCCCAACATTACCATCTTCCCTCTCATTTTTTCCTAATGTATGAAAGTAAAGAATATCAGTGTAGGGTTTTAGCCAAGTCTTAATACTGGAGCCGGCACACTTTTCTACATGGAAAAATGTAGCTTTATATTGTTTTAACATATTTTAGGGTCCAACTGTAAGTTTTTATGATAGCCACGAGATAACTTACCTACATATGGGTCAAAAATAGCACCCACATCAATATATGAGGCGGTATCCTTCCATGCCCATAAGTCGTGAATAAAAACATTTGCACACATACCGGCCGAAAATAATACTACATCATTCAACATAACTATATGCTTAATGGTATCTAAAAATTCTTCATACCTTATCCAAACATCTTTCGTAGGAATCCTAATAAAACTATCTATAAAAGATAATTTGTTTAGAGTTTCGTTGCCTACATATACTACGTGTCTTGTTTTAAGAATATCTGTAAATTTGTATAGTGTACCATCAATATTGGCCTTGACTAAAAATGTAGAATCAAACCAGTTTTGATTATATAGGTGCTTATCAGACAATAAGTTGGGATTACATTGGGCACCCATATAATAAGATTGTGATTTACTGACTATGGCCTTAAGGCGCTTTCCCAAATCATTGAAATAGTAGTTACCATCACAATTATAACCCTGGGTACCACGTATATTTAACCATTCACCATCTCCCCACCTACTAAAGGCAAATGGGGTCCATTCTTTTAATAGTTTTAGAAATGTATCGTAATTCATAGAACAATATATCCTAACTATAATTTTGTACCCGTAATGCCTAAATTAATAGGACCATGCGAATCTGTACGTGGTTTATCCAATAATGCTATATTGGTAAAACCAGTGTTATTTAAACAAAAACGAAGATAATCTTCATCAAAAATAGCTTTATGCCAGTTAAAATTTGGGCCATAACTAAAAATTCTACTTGCTACCCAACATATAGGATACTCTCTATTATTATATTTAATCCAATCGTCACCGTATTGATTATGTATATAACATTCTATTATATATTTAAAATTAGGAACCCAAATTTCAATACAACCCCCATTCTTGAGTATTCTATATGCTTCTTCTAATGCAGCCTTAGTTTGAAACCAAGGTACATGTTCTAATACATGAGATGTATATATTAAATCATAACTATTGTTTGCGATTGGTAATTTATCAACGCCCCATACCGCTCTATATGTACAATCATTAGTGATATCTAAAGTATCTGCATTAGGAATTCTAGATTTACCTGGTCCTATTTCTAAAATTCTCATTTAATATATTTCATTTATAGTATTGTTTTAATTTGATTAACATCATCTATGACTATAACTGGACGCTGAGTAATACGGGCTATCGTTTTTCCTTGATTAATATTACTTTCTACAAAGACTGGTACATCCTTATATTGCTGGTATATTTCAGCTTTCCATTGTCCATATTTACCATCTTGTTGTCTTTCTCTTGCTGTATTATACTCCATCATATGAAGATGTGTATAATTCATATTGTTTTGATTTAACCACCGCGTTGTAATATCTCGATATTTGTTAAGGCGACATGTGACAATACCCAATACTTGTGGTAAATATCGCAAGGGTCTTACGTTGCTAATATATTTTGTATATTTTGGGCCATCATCATCTAGTGGTGGGTCTTTACAATAAATACCATCAAAATCAAATAAGGATTTAGTTCCAATATGAGATTGAAATAAATTCCATTCAAAAATACGGGGGTGTTCCAATATTGTATAAAAATAATCTAGTTTGTTTCTGCTGGGCGACGTGGCATACACAGCGGCCGTAATAATATTTTTATATTTCAAATTGTTCTTAGCCTGTAATAGATGGGTAGCTGTTGTTACACAATCCTCTATTAATAGGATGGTTGGATTATCAGAAATATTAATAGGATATCTCGTACCATATTCATTGGATATCCAACCATATGGGAAAGTATAGATAGGTAAATGGAATTGTTGGGCTATGATAGACGCTGGTAGCATACCACTACGAGGTACTCCCGCCACAGCATCAAATCGTGGTAGTTGATGTGCAAAATTTATAGTATCTTGAATTAATTGTGAGTAAGATACAAAATTCATAAGATGTCTTTCCATAAAGACTGTACAGTGGAATATGAATATCGTTTGTGTACAGTAGATGCTATATCCTTGGTTATAGTTGGCCAATTTAAATTAACATATTTGGCCATCTTCCCCGTTGTTATACAATATTGTAGGGCTTCATTTAGACCTTGTGGATTAGATAAATTAATATCTGGATAATTTTCTTGAGAAACAAAAGAGGCACCATTTATACATAAACCATCGGTCCACGGCATTGTTCTATTATTAATGACTAAAATACATCCACTTGCCATAGCCTCTAATGCTGTAGAGCTAAATGTTTCTAGAAAAGACGGTAAGATTACAAAATCTGATTGTTTATAAAAATTAGATAATTCTTTTTGTGATACCCAGCTTTGCGTAAAAATATTATGTGAGCGAAATCGTGCAAAAGAATGTGGATTATTATTAGCCCCTCCTACCATATATAATGTTTCATCATGTTGTGCATATCGCTTGAATAATTCTACAAATTTATCTACGTTCTTAAGTTGACTATCACGCCCCACATACAAATATCGAGTACCAATAAAATCAGAACGCCCATTAAGATTAAAATATGTGTCATCATATGCTTTCGGAATACATACGGTTTGGATATTATTAGTTTGGTAATATTTTAAAGCATTATCTTTAAATGTTACCACTACATCCGCATAATTTCGTAAGATACTTAACGCTTCTTGTTCAAATGGAGCACAGTTTGCCATGCCTTCTTGTACGCGTACTATTTTCTTACAACCTAATGGTTCCAAAAGTGGAATTAGCATAGCTCCACAGTCCCCAGCATATATTATCAAAACATCCGGCTTTTCTTGTTTAATACGCTGGATAGTAGAGCTATCAAAATGCGTACTTTTTTCTGGTACAAATGGTGCTTGATTACGATAACTAAAACAATGGGTAGACCACCCATGCGTACATAACACAATATGATTGTGCTCGGGCGTCATTTTGGCTATGTCTCGCACAGCTACTTCAACTCCACCTTGCGGCGGATTATAAAAACCGATTGTATAATGCACGACATTCATATCTTATATCCGTAGTGGTTTCCCAATTGAACAATCCTATCAAAATATTCGTTCGATTCTTCTTTAATTTGTTCCCAGCTTAATGTTAGGTGGGGTCTTGTATTAATGTTCTTTGGGAGAGAAGATTTGATATTTTCAACTTTATAGGTATGCAAAGCTAATGCCTCACACCTTTTATTCCAATGATACCAATATTTCATACATGTCATCAATAGTGAGTCATGATGATAATCTATATAATGACACCATTTATCATATTTCGGCCAATGATATATGGAATGTAATGAAGCTATGTTGTCTAAAGGATGCCGCACTTGATGTAATACCACATACTTTTTTAAATCAGCCCCTATGTACATAACACAATATGATTGTGCTCGGGCGTCATTTTGGCTATGTCTCGCACAGCTACTTCAACTCCACCTTGCGGCGGATTATAAAAACCGATTATATAATGCACGATATTCATTTAGTACCTCTTATTCCTTTCGCAGATATAGTACATAGCGATTTTGATAAACTGCAAATAGTTTGAAAGTAATTCATTCTATAGCTTCTGCAAAACTATGTTGAATTGCTAATCCTATATGCACCCTGTCCGCAAAGGGAACTTTTGCTTCTGCTAATACCTCATGTATTTCTCTTAATGTCTCTTGATATTCTTCCAATGTATCTAACTTAGATTTAGACATTTCCTCTTTGAAATGCTTTTTGTCTATAGTATATCCTTGTTTAATCGCTTTCTTTTTAGCGCCAGGGCCACAATATTCTTTCCCAGATTGGCCCCATTTCCAGCAGCCCTTTTTAGTCTTAATTAATGGCATTTATTTACTCCCACGCGCTTTACCAGCACATTGCCGTGAATTTTTTCCACATTTTATACAACTACCACCATATCCGCCCATTTGGGCAACAGATTGGACCCTTCCACAAAACACACAAGTATAATCAGTATGTAGAGCTATATAGCCCTTTTCAATTTCTTCTCTAGAGAACGAGCCATCCCCTATACTATTGGGATAATGTTTATGCATCTAAATATTCCTTTGGAATTCCATATTGTTGAATGATGGTTTCGTCTACTACCAGTGGCATATCATTACGATAACGATAAATATTCTTAGTGTAGTTCTCATCGTGAATTACATATGCCGTAGCTGGAAATGGAATAAATTGTCTACCTTTAAATTTATGGTATACATAATGATTACCTAACCAGTCTCTTTCATTGGGATACATCAATAAAGTATCGGCATCAATGGTTACAGAACTTCCACAAATCTCATGTATATTATCAAGATTTGCATATCTATTTTTACAAATTCTAATACCTTTATTAATTATCCAAATTGGATTAGGATTATCTATAATAAATTGTACTAATAGTGGAGAAATGAAATCATCAGCATCCATCATCACAAAATCAGATATATGGATTTTTTCAAAATTGGCCCATATGTAAGCTGCATTAATACATCTTTTGCGTTTAATTGTTTTATCTATATAATGATGCCGATGTAATGATATATTAGCTGTAAATCTATCGTTAGGAGCAATACAAAAGGTTGGTAAGTGTCGACTAAAACTTTGTACAAAAGTAACCTTATCTAAGCGTTTACATATATCTAAAGGTAAAACCTTATTACATCCAACAAAAATATGATAGTCATTAGAGGTCTGTTGTGTACAACTATACAATGTATAATCTAAATGTCTCCATACCTTTTCATAATCTACACAATTTTTAGGATTTTTTAGAGGAATTAGGAAGATTACCATAATAATTTAGATACCACTGAGTATGTTTGCGACCTGGAATTTTAGGAGTATAATCATAATGACCTATAGGAATAATCCCACCTACAATATAGGATTTATCTAAATGAAGTAACTCATAAATATTGTTTTTTGTTTCATCGGTAGCGGTATTAACCCAACAACCACCAAGGCCCAAATAGTGAATAGTTAATAGTATATTTTGAATAGCGGCCGCACTATCACAATGGGCAAAATATAATTTGTCGCCGTTATTATACTTAGATAAATCGGCTACTACAACAATACAACAAGAGGCGTTCTTAATGAATGATTGATTTTTACATTGTGCTAATTTGTCAATAACGTCCTTATCATATATGACGATAAATTCTGGTATCTGTCTATTACATGAGCTTGGCGCATATTGAGCCGCTAATAGCATTAAAGCAATATCAACTATAGATACTTCCTTATTAGTCCACTTCCTGACGCTACGCCTGTTTTGTATAATACTTAGAATATCGGTTTGACTATTATCTACAATGGTTTCTATAGGCTTATCAAACAAGACCGATTGTATCCAGTTATCCTCTGATATAGATAATTTATCTTTAAATTGGGTATATAGGGCTTTAGCTTCATATATCCTATATACATTGTCGTCCCGTGATTCTAACTTTTCAAGGATATGAACTAATTGTCTAAGTCTCTCTATCATTTGGTTGGACTCGGTTGTAAGCGGAAGGGTTAGAAAATACCAACATACTATCATGCTATATGAACCGATATGTTAAATCGAAACTCCACCTTACTTATATCATAGATACACGCGATTATAATCTCATCATAATTTACTGACCCATAAGTATCTTCCATATAAGAGAAAAAATCAATAGAGGATTTATAGCCCACATCTGTAAAATGTTTATCCCAGGCAATCCAAAATTTATCAGATAAAGCCTCCTCATATTGCAAATTTAATATACCCATAGCACGATAGTAAACATCATAACGCCTGCCCTCAAGATAATCTCTTAAAATGCGCACTTCATGCCAAATGGTACCAGTTGATTCTGGACTATCTATTACGGCAACTCCATCTATATATGGTATAAATCCCAAAGGAATTAACATACTAGCTTTTAATAATTCACGTCTATTCATTTCTTTTCTCCAGTTGATTCATCCACCATTTACGAAATTGTGTGGGTGTTTTATATCCTTCTCCTATACCAAGAGTTCTATTGCGAGAGGTTAAAATATATGCAGGCACTCCCCCTCTGAAATAACCTCGTTCCTTTAACATAGCAACCGCCTCCCTCTCATTATCTACATCCAACTGATAATACACCACTTTTGATTTTCCTAATTCCTCTTTAATCCAAGGTATGGTTTGTTGTTTCATTAGCTGACATGGCCCGCACCATCCTGCCGTCAGGAAAACGAAAAGTCCATGATAGTCCTTATGCTTCTGTAACCACGCAATAGCCTCATCTAAATTATTAAATTGGCTAGCCTTAACTTGACTACTAAACAAACCCTCACAATCTTTGACCACTAACTTCCATTTATCTATATGGTCTTGAATTAATATACCTTTGGATTGTGCAAGTTTTAATGTCTTATAGGTATAATAAATATGAAAGTGAATTACTCGTTGTAATTTGGCCTTGTCTTCATTAGAATATTGACTTTCCGATAAGCTATTCACATATTTCAAAAGTATAATTAGAAACTCATTAAACTGTATACAGTGAGAAATACGGTATGGTTGTTGATTAGTAGGATTATGTATTTCACCTATGGCCCCTCCTAAATATGCTACGGCCTCATCTAAAATATATAGTGGTTCATTATTCCAATATTGTCGTTGTTGTACTAAATATAATTGGTATATAGAATCCCTCCATATTTGGGGAACATCCCGCGAAATATCCCTTAAGGTTATTGGTGGTTCTTTTAATAATGCGTATAAACCCTGTTGCCCTAAATAAAATGCGGCATTAGTACGAACCTTACCCGCTCGCAAATGGCCATTAATACCATGAATACCCTCATGGATATACCCATTTTGGTCTGCTTCCTTATAGATATTATTAGGTTGTAATCTACTATCCACCTCACTCGTAGGCCAACCGTAAGAGCTTTGTCTTATTGGTTTATATTGGTGCCATTGAGCATAAAGATGGTGAGGCAGAAAGAAGATTAAGAATAGGGCGGCGATAAACAAAAACCTCATATCTTTACTCATCATATTTTCCTAATTGGGTTATTATAACTTTTAATTAGATTGCTCATTCTTGTTATCTGCCATTATTTGGGCGGCCTCATATGTTAAATAATACGATAATGATAGTCGTTGCTGTATCCTATCATATAGGCGATATACGCGGGCGTTTGGATAACCCAAATCATACTTAGAAAGATTATCTTCTTTTACAATATATCTATTTTTCATGGAAAACTCTTACCCCACTTTTCTAAAACCTTAAAAGCCCACTCACTACATTTATTAGTACAATTACATGGACCGTAGGATTGTCTAACCTTGCCGGTTGAGCTTACTTCTATGGTCGCCCGCTCATTATCTTTTTCTGCGTGAAATAAATAACAATTTCCATCATATGCCTGCTGTGCATACGCACCCACACAATTATGCATATTACGCCCTTCGTCTCTAATACTACCAACGGTATCTAAAAACTTTAATTCACTATTAATTGGCAACGGTATCGGTGGTTCCCTAGTCGTTTGTTCGTCTTTCAGATTGCCAAATTGACGTATAAATCGTTCACCACCCCTATACAAATCGTTATGCCATTCTTGTGAGCGTCTGGCTAGTCCTACCCAGTCGCCACCATACATTTCTGGATAATCAGTAATAAAAGAGGCTGCTTCGAGTAATTCGGAGGTTTTTCTAATATTTATATTCTCCCCCTTCCAAATTTGTCCAGCTTCCCTTATTTTATCTACACTAGCCCTCATAGCTAAAGGAATCCATTGTTGGCGGCGAGTACTGGCACATACTGTTACTAACTCAGCTTTAGTTAAAAGTGGTTTAGTTAATGATAAATTATGTAATTGTGCCGTAGTATGCCAACTAACGGTCGGTGGATAGTTAGCAAGAGTTCTTCGTAGACTTCTATTAACTGTGCCAAAATATTCCATCCAATCTTCATCAAGCCGATAGGGTGCATTATGTGCTAATTGAGCAGCGGGACGATAATTAATAATATCATTTAAAATAAATTTATCGTAAGTATCTATTTGTGTCAGTACGTCTACACCAGCTAAAGCCCTCTCGCTCCAATTGGCAGCAAACAATTTTTTGGCCACCTGTAAATGAAATGGATTTATACCGTCTAATAATTCTAGCCAGACATTATACAATTTCTTGCCATTTAATTTGGATATACGTTTTTTGAACCAGGGTTTAAGTTTATGGTGGGCCTCTATTTTAAACCTAGCTGGTGGTTCCCAACCGTCAGTAATGTATTTAAATATTTCAGTACTGAAGTGATAAAAAGCATATGGATTATAATATGTCCAATATGTTTGGTTCATTTTTATGCATGGGCCTATAACCTCAAGACGAACCTTATCAATGAGTGATATATCACATGCAACCAATTTATCATTTTTGTAAAACTTTTCAATTCTAAACTTGCTCATTGACTAATCCGAGTATATCAGATTCAGCAATTATTGCCTTAAATTTCACAAATGGTTTATCTACTGGTATTATGACATAGTGATATATATCTCCATATGTCCATTGATTAATCATATTTACTTTCACTTCTACAATTCTAGCCCTTTTGTATAGCTCTGGATTCATTAAAGGGACATCATCATGGAGTGTCACAACATCATTAATGTGAAAGGATGGAGTATTTTTATACATTTCTAATTCCTTTACTTTCTGGTTGACTATTTGTTCTCTCGTTCCCTTTGCCGCTTTGGGTGTGTCACAACATTATCCGTTGAGCTCAAGCTGTAGGGGCTTGTTACCAGCCGCAATGCCAATGAGGAAGGTGGCATTGGAGTGGTCAGCTTAGGCAATGCCGCAGGGCGGTATGGACTTGGTTGTTCATTCATCTTTAGTCTCCTAGATTATTCAAATAGTTATTATGGGCCTGAACGCGTAGGATAAAGTCTTCCATTCTGTCTAATTCCACATACTCACTGAAATATTTAGGAAATATAACACCCCAGTTCATACTATCTAGTAAAGACGTAGGGATTTTTCCTATCTCTTGTTTATTATAATAAATAAAGAAATATCTATTGTCATATAGTTGTTTGTATTTAATAGAAAAATTTCCACATGTGATGGTGGGTGGTGTCTTTTGCATATTGAAATGTGCCCTTATCATATAAGTTTATGTTCGCACTCGATAGGAAAAGGAATATTAGGAGTCTCTAACCAAATCATCTTGTAAAAAATCTAAGATAGATAACTTATATGTGACTGGAATTTCACGAGGTTCATTTCTATCTTGCCAAGCACATTTCCATAGTGAAAAATATATCCGTATATCTTTATGTAATTTATCGGTAAGTTTTTTAGCAAAACGTTTGATTTTCCACAATCTCCATAGTGTCATATTATATATACACTTATACCAAATAAGTCTTGGCTTTTTATAGCGCCATCCAGTATCTACAACTTCAACATTAGCTACGATTTTAGTAGGTATCATCTTGATTTTATATGGAGGAATTGTTGGGTCATTGTTTCTTTTGATGCGATAAATTTCTCCATCAAAATCCCAACCCATACGTAAATTAGTATTATTCATTATATATCTTGTCCTACTTAAGCCGTGGTCGAATAAACTTTGCTTGTCCGCAGTCCCATATTTTCCAAAGTCCCTTATCATATCCTGTATTACGTGGAAATTTATATCTATGGAATGTTTGTTTTCTATCACACCATCGAAAAGATGCATACGTACTTACTAATTCAAATCCTATTTTTGATAACGAATGGCCATTGCCATATCTTAAGTCTACAAAACTTGTAATTGTTTTATCTCCTAATTGTTTTATAAGGCGAGATAGACCACCTACGATACTCCAGCCTATCCTATTACAAAACCTATCTATTTCCCATCCGTCATATTTCTTTTTATATCTTAGGCAGGAAAGAAGGTTGTTATTGTAAAATAGCCCAATAGAGCGGCCTCCTTGACCTACACCTCCCATTAAATGGTTATCCTCAAAAAATTGGCGGGCCTCTTGTTTACCTACGGTTTTTAGCGTGGTTTGGCGGGCGAAACATTTATTAGTGAGTAAGCCGCACCTAGCCAAAATTATTGACTTGACTATTTCTATTTTGTGTTGTAGCTCGTCTTCTCTAAAAAATAGTGGCGTATATCCATATTCGGTATATTGTTGTCGTTTTTTGATATGATATTTATTATCTAATATGGCATCACTATGCCAATATAATCCATCACATTCTATAATGAGTTTGTGGTCGGGACAATATATGTCGGCGTAATAATTATTTGCGCGGCCCGCCTCATCACCAACACAAAATTCAGTTTGATATACTATGCCAATATTATCTAACCATATAGTAACAGTTGACGGTAAATTACTCATCCATTTTGCTTTACTTAACGCATATTCTAAGCCCCATTTATTCTTTTGTCGAATAAAAGTTGAATATGCTTTATTGGTTTGATTTTCTCGATGAATTTGGGCATAGGTTTTACCATCGTATAAGGTAATTAATCCTAATTCTTCTTTTGCTTTAAGTGCTTTGTTTAAGGAATCTGGCTTATTTACACCATATGGTACTCCATAGTTTTTTAAGCACGTATTTTTGACCTTTTGTTTAATGGTTGGAGATTGGCTAGGATGTTCATAACCATAGCGTTTCAAGCATGTTTGTTTTCTTTTGTCTGATATCGAAGAACCATATTTATTCTTAACCAATCGACTAAGTTCTGCCCTACTTACAAATTGACAATTATCCTTACTAAACTCTAATGTATCATCAATTCTAATACAATTTAATCCCTTTTGATAACCTAATTGCTGTATATCATTTAGGAAATTTGGGAAGTTATTTTTCCAATCATCACTAACGGAAGCACGCTTTTTAATATCCCTCCAAAGATTATACTCAGAAGGATATTGTTTTTTTAAACCATGTTTTTGATTCATAATAATAAATAAGGGGTGGTCGCTATTAACGAACCACCCCTATATTTAGTGAGGGTTAATCTTACTCTGAATTCTTAGCGTCTTTACCCATAAATGTTAGGGGTTCTTGAGAAGGAAGCGTACCTTGAGGAGTATCGCTCTTATTAGCTTCTCCGCCCTTTCGTTGGCATAGAGTGTAAAGCTGATTTATCAAGCTAACCAACATTACGGCCTCATACTTGGTAATATGGGTTGCCTGGAAACGACTATCTAAACGAGTTGACTCAACAAATAGACGGTCTAACAGCGTAATAAAGCTGCGGAAAACGTCATTGGGGCAGTTGTCAGGAGTCATTTGGGGAAGGTCAGAGTTCGCACCCGTTAAATCCCATACAACATCATACACAACACCGACGGGCATTAGAACATTATCTGATGCCAATGCTCGAGCATTATAGTCATCGGCGAGACTACGTGTGGTATCGCTAGCCTGACTTTCTAACTCCTCTTGAGTAATGTTATCGGGATTATATGCGATATTTTCAATAGTATCACGTAGTTTTTCTAGCTCTGCAACCATATAGTTGTTGAGGGAATTATCCCAACCGCTTTGGCTTCGTAACTCACTACGAACTGTTAGTTGCTTACGAAACTTAACAATTTCTGCTAACAAGAAGTGAATCCCAGTATTAGGAAAACTTGTGTTAGCTCCCTTGAATGTGTTATTAGACATTGTAACCTTTCTAAAACGTGTAAGTACTTACCTACGGGGTTATACTCTAATACCCCGTCTCCGTAAAAATTCTTGGCGCACCCATTTATCAATAGCGTCGGCCGTCGCTTGTGCGCCTAATAGATTGAATTTTCCCATTCGCAGATTTTCTACTGCTTCCTTATAAAGAAATCCAATCATTGCCTCACAATATAATTTATCACCAACTAAGTCTTGCTTTGAAGTTCTAGTGAAAAACTCACTAGATACCCAATCATCAATGGCATCGGCTGTTTTCTTTTGCCCCTGAAGGCTCGAACCATCAGAGAAATATAGTTGACCCTGCCGTAATTGTTTAGTGGCCTCCCTATATAATGTAGCAAATGCAGCCCAGTCTTGTATACTTTCACCTTCAGATGCCTTTAGAGTAAACAACTCCCGTGCATAGGATACTAATGTTTTATTAGGTTGCAAATCCTTATTAGGTGTTGCTACCTCTACTTCTTTTTCTGGTATTTCTGGTAATTTTGGAATCTTAGTGTCTATCTTTTGTTCTAATTTTGATTCTAGTTCATTCAGCATTTTTTGTAAATCATTACTAGTAATACCTTCATTTGGCCTTATATCTATTGGTATCTTATCCTGAATTGGTGGCAACACAGGAGGAGTTGGTTTATCCTCTACTATAGGCTCTTTTGGTGTCTCATCAGCCACTTGAGAATTGCCCAACTTCTTTTCTATTACATCACCAATCGTTGTTTCTAAATCGTCTATCCAGGTTCTAAGTTTAGCTACAACATCCTCACCCAATAATGGGGTTGCCGCCTCTTGTACACCATCCTCTATGATATCCATCCCCTTTTTAATAGATGGTCGAGCCTTTTTGAAAAGTTTATATCCCAATAGGGATAGACCACCTAATCCCAATATAGATGCTATACCACCCAACCAATTACGTTGTTCTTCTACATTACTAATTTTTTCGCTGTTTTGAATTTCTTGAGTAGTCAATTGCTCTAACTCAGTTTGACTATTATGTAGGTTTGCCTGTAAATCTATTATCTGACTACTCTTTTGGTCTATCTGCCCTCTTAAGTTTATAAGTTGAGTTTGTGAAGCGTCAAGCTCATCTTTAAGTTTTTGGGCTTCAAATTGGGTCTGCTTTAATTGATTAGTAGATTTTAATTTAGCTGCTTCGACCTTCTGATTAGCCTCTTCTACCTTGTCTTGTAGTAAATCAACTTTACTTTGTATTGATTGTAATAATTCTCTTAGTTGTTCCTTTTCTTGCTCTAAAGCCTTCACATTATTTTGATATGCTTCAATATTTTGTAATAATTCTTGTTTTTGTTGTTCTAAATTCTCTATCTGATTTCTTAAATCTTCCTTTTCAGTATCTTTTGGAGCATCTGGTATGTTAGGAATATCATATGGAGAATTAGGAGGAGGCGTTGGTTCTGGTAACTCATTAGGTGATTGTGGTGATGGTGGTTGTTGTCGTGGTCCATCTTTAGGTGGAAATAACCTATCACGTAATCCAGCTAAATCAGAAGTATCAACATTCCAATCTAGAATAGATACTCCAGATGGTACTGTACATTCTGTAATACCATTAGGTAAATATTCAACTGGATAACATTTACCATCTGATGCAAATGCCCACTGGGTTCTAGTAGCAATCTCCTCATAATAGCTAGGTATTTCAGTAGAAGAGCCTTTTCCATTTAATGCATGATATAACTGTTGTATTGGAATAGCACCACCTTTGGCTATCTCAAAACCCTTACTATCTTTAGCATGGTCTGGTCTAATTAAACGCCATGTAACAACAGCAGCCGTTCTAAATTCTAATTTATCTCCGTTTTTATAAAGGCAAAATAACCCACTGCCACTTTGTCCACCAACAGGAGGGGGATGAAATAACACTTTGTCTTTAGAACTATCTACTACAAACCCCTCCCAAACTACAGCCCACGTACCTGATGGACAACCACTCGATACTACATAATCCATCTTACCTAATGTATAATTAGCTGGTACTAATGGTATAATAGATGGAGGATAGTTACCAAAATAATCATCCTTAACAGTAATGATAGCAAAATCTATAGGTGTCCTATTACTACGCCTAGCCCATACAACACTTCCAGGTATAGGGTGGGTTTTAGCACCATCCTTGAAAAATTCTAACTTTACAGACTTGGTATCACCAACAACATGAGCATTGGTCAAAACATAATAATATCCATCTTTGAACTGAATAACTGTACCGCTACCCATATTGCGGCCGGCGGAAATTCTACAGGTAGCCTCTAGTGGAATGTCTAATGGAACAGGTGATGCACCTACCAAACCACAAGAAAATACCAGTAAAATTAAACTGATTAGTATCTTTTTGAACATATTATCTGCCTCATCACCTCATAGTGTGTGTTATTCCCATATTATTATACACCCTTTATGAGTTTTGGAAAGAATTTAAGTGGACACTAAGAGTAGGCAGAATCTAGTAATAAATCTAAAAAATGCTTAATTTTGCGATATGTTTTACTCTGTAAAGAAAATCCATATTTTTTGGATGCTACTTCTTTTACCCAATTACGTATATCCGTTCCAAATTCATCTGACCTTGCCTTAATATCACAAACCAATTCTGCCAAATAAATATCTGGCATATTATGAATACCACCCCAAAATTCTGGATGATGCATATTATTTTCTTGATGGGATTGAACAGCGGCCTCAAATAAATGGGAACTACCATTCTTTTTTATTTCTTCGCGTAAGTATTTCCATTCTATTCCGAAAAACTTACTATTATCGTGAATCATAGCATTAGCGATTAGATGACGGGCCATTCTCTTGTTCCCCTCATCCTCAGCTAATTTTTCAGCTAATAATATACAACTATTTTGCACATTTTGTATATGACGCACCAATTGTCGTTGATGTTTTAACTCATCATCTAAAATAGTATTAGTCGTAGACATATTTGTGTATTGCCCTCATAGCCTCGCTCGCTCGCGTCCACAAATCCTTCAATTTCTTATCTTTTAGTTTTTCTGGAGGTACAAAAGCATATATTGCGTCTCCCAGCCCATAATACGTGATATACTCTCGTAAATACGTTATATCAATCATTGGTGGTAGTGGACCGGGTCTCTTTATTTTGTGGGCTCCCTTATCTATATCATACACCCATTCGCCCACTGCAATTAATTCATCTTCGGGAATATTTTGTTTTTGTTTTGTAAAATCATATCCACAAGTACATTGTTTCTTGCGTGCTCCCCATTCAAGTCCACACGGACATTTCTTTTTTCCCTTTGGCATCGTTGTCAACTATCTTCTTGTACTTTAAATCCTATCAACCGTCCATCTTCATACATAGCTATAATAGCTCCACGACATTCTCCGTGATGCTCGCATAATCCATTTAAAACACCCAAAATACCTACATTATATTTTGGGTTAATTCTTACCTGACATGTTGCATGATTGGCTAGTAAGACATTACAGTTGACTCTAGCATCTATTAAGTCTTGAATTGCTTGATTATCATATGCTATCAGCATATTTAAGTAATTTACAATTTGTTGACTAATTTTCATATAATTTCCTATATTGAGGAGTAGTGTAAGAAGCCCAAAATATATTGCCATATTTATCTTTCCAATATCCCGTAAACCAAGTCCACGGCACATACCATCTTGATGTGCTAATCCATCTCATTGGTATGTAATGTAAACGACATTCACATTTTTTTATTTTCATAACAATTTGGACAATAACAATCTAAATCAATACATAGAATATTATAAACTCTATGACATTCTACACAACATATTTTGCTAGTATATTTCCATTTAGGCCAACTCATGCTAATCTTCCTCCAAACCATTCTTTTGGTTGTACCCAGTTATCATAATCTTTATGATGGTCTATTTGATAAAAACGCCCATATCCCACCTCCCTATAAATATCATCGGGAATACGCCAACGAGGGTCTCGTCCTAATGCAACCTTCCAAGCCTTACGTACAATGCTCACACAATTTTCTCCACGTTGAGATTTACGCAGAAAGAAAAATAGGGATGATATCTTGCGGTAGGGTGTGCCAACTAGACTATAGCCGGCCTTGGCGGCATAATAGGCCACTTGAATATCAGGATAACGTAATATAACGTATTCGGGATAGCGGGCCAAAAAATAATTGGGCTTGACGGCTATCACGGCGTTAGGTTCTTCTTGGGCCTCAACAACATAAGACCCGCAACTGATGGCCGCATGATTCCAATAACCAGGGCTACTATTACCTATATACTCGGCATTGCGTGTTAAAATAATATCTCCAGAAATCATACTCTATCCGCCAATGTTTGAGTAACAACATTACTATGCTGTAGTATGATATCACACAATTCTGATAATTCTTGAACTTGTTCAAAAGTTAGTCTGTTCGGTATAAAATCCTGATTTTGCCAATTTAGTTGAACGCCGCTTTCATCAACAGTACATGATTGTAGCGCATTATGGTCAAATTGTAAATGTGGTAAAATTTTATATTGATTTTGTATTATCATTGTTTTTCACTAGTCTTGTCTGCTTATTCTTCTTATCTTGCTTAAAAGCCCGGTCCCAATTACGACTATATTCTTGATATGAAACCAGCCGTGGGCGAGGTGTACTGCCTTTACTCATGTATCATGATTCCTATGAAATAAATGATGTAAAACCGCCAAGCGTATAGAAGAGCCAAAACGTAGATAGATTTCGTCTAATAATTTCCACCCATCCTCATTAAACTCTATACCATTATCATAACACCAACCGGCCAACATATATACAACCTCTTCGACCGATGTACATAATGGTATATCTCCAAAATACTTCTTATCTAAATCTTCAAGTAGTCTATTATATAATTCTATCATATATGTTTTATGATTCATGTTTCTCTAAAAATGTTTTAAAAGCCTTTTGGGCCGTATTATATTGTTCAATAAACTCGCCGAGTAATTTGCTATAATCTTCAGATAATTGTTTATTTTGCTCTTCTAATTTATGTGTATATTCTAGAAGATTTTGGTATCTCCGTTCTAATAGCTTATATTCATTAGAAACTATAGTCTGACGTAATCTTTCCATTAGGTTCATATATTTAACTCCAAATTGGTGGCCTGTACAATTCCAGAACCATACTTTTGATTGTACGAATTTAAGATATCTAGATTTGGTTCGTCCATAAATAAAATGTGTTCATATGGTACATCTATTTGATGCATTGTATTAACACCAAAAAGATTTAACGGCTCCATCAGTATATTCATACCTTGTGGAGTAGGAATCAAGCCTAGTCGGACTGGTTTAATGAGACTTATCGAACCTTGTTTTTTTTCTATTTTAGCGATAACATCTGAACCGTCCACTAATCTTAAATATTGAACCATCTTCATATCTTCTTTCTGCTAGATAAAAAAACTAAACTTGCAATTATTGAACCAGACCATAATATAATTCATAATACTGGGTCAACTATTAAATAATCATAAGGATAGGGTTCTATATATCCACCACAATACCCATATAATAGACTTTTTTTCTTAAATTGTTGTCCGCATTGGCCACGACGACATACGGTTTGATAAGTATTTAATTTGGACTCTTTGATATATTGAAGCCCCTTTTGTTCTGTCGAAAATAAAGCCAATGATTTTTCATGGTCAGCCTCATTAGGATAATGAGCTTCAATGACACCCCTTAACACCCACATAATTTACTCCATTCTAAACGGAAAATATATATGTTTACATCTTTTACATTGGTAATAACCTCTAAATCCCGATTGTTCTGTAACATCATCATTAAAGAGATATCCACAATTTGGACAAATTTCAACACCAATAGTTAAAAAGGAAAGAAAACGTAGGGGAAGGAGAATTGGTCTTAAAAATAAGGCCAAACGATTGATACGACCATGATAATTAGTGTTCCACATTTGTTCTTTTCAAAATTCGTCCACAATTTGCACAAACTTTTAGGGCCCCATAATCACTAATTAGGCGGGTGGCCCAACTTGTTTTATTACATCGCCTACAAGTCAAAGACGGACGTTTCTTTTTATAATATTTAGCCATTTTATAATACTCCAGCCATTACACCATCAGAGTCATCGGGATTATCCACAGACAAGATAACTACTACCCAACCCGGATAGTTATCTTCCAACCAGTCCAGAGCACACTCCTTTGTCATACCAAATGGTAATTCTATCGTTATAACACTCTTAGTATTTGGGCGATTCAATCTTGCAAAGTAATACATTTATCTTCCTAACCATTTGGGATTATCAAGTGACCAGTCTACAATCCGTTTAATGCTTGATGCTATATCAACTGGAGGTTTCCAACCATATTCTCTTAATTTAGACCCATCAAGACCATATCTTAAATCATGGCCCGGACGACTAGAATGAAAATCTACCATTTCGTAATAAAGTGGAAGCTCCATATACTTTGCTACAAATTGTGCTAATTCTAAATTATCGAATTCTTTTTCACCAACTATATTAAATTTACCTTGAGAAGCATCATTGGCTGATAATAACTCAGTAGTTTTCGTTAAAATAAATAATATCGCATCAGCTACATTGCGGGCATGAATATAGTGACGTTGACCAGCTTCGGTCTTATCTTGATTACTATGAATAAATAGTATGTCTTGGTCCAAAATACTATTTATAATTTTAGGTAAAAACTTATCTGGATGTTGTCGTTCTCCTAAAATATTCATACTATTTGAAATAACTATTGGTAATTTGTATGTATTTGCATATGCCATACATATACATTCGGCCGCTGCCTTGCTTGCACTATATGGATTACTAGGATTAAATCTATCCCCTTCTTTATAATTAAGTTTATCTGGGGCCGTTCCAAAAACTTCGTCCGTAGAAAAATATAAAAATTTCTTCAAATATTTTAATTTACGTGCATATTCTAATATAGTTAAAATAGAATTAATATTGTTTTGTACAAATGTAACGGGTTTCTTAATGCTATCATCAACATGACTATCGGCTGCTACATGTAAGATATAGTCAATATGGCCAATTTCCAATCTTACTCCATCATTAATTGGATATCGTAAATCACATTGAAATTTACTTACCCTTATATTGTCATATACTTCAATATTCCGTAATTTATCATAACCATTATTGCTAGGATATGATAAACGGTCTAAAGTAATAATGCGCCAATTTGTATTTTTTAGTAAATGCTCAATGATATGGTGGCCAACAAAGCCATTACCGCCGGTAATTAAAACTCGAATCACAAAAAATCCTCCTCTAGAGATTTATAAGACGTTTGTGGCGAGAGTCCAGTCTAAAAGTATTTAGACCACACCCGCTCTGGTAATAATTCATCGGAAGCATAAGCAATTTTCTTATGCAATATATCATATACTTTATCCATATCAAATTGAAGATGTAAAGTAGATTCTAAACTAGTAATAAAGGCAGAAATATCTTGTTGTATTAATTTATCATAATCTACTATGATATCAATATAATCTCTAGCTTCTTCTAAACATTTTACGGAATTAAACCACCAATCAAAAATTTGTTGAGGAGTTCGAGTGCTCCAGGATTGTCTAGTATATGACCGTAAAACATCACCAAAGTTTCGTACTACATAAATAATTTTGCAAGAAGGAATCAATTCTTTGATAAACTTAATGGAGTGGGGCAACACGAATAAAACCTTGTTGCCTACATAAGACATATCTTGTACACTTTTACCTACTAACTTAGCCCTCTCTTCGGAAAGAATAAGGTGGCTTAAATAATTTGTGTAGGCCCTCAAAAATATCTTACCGTTGACAGCCAAGTTCGCCTGCCACCAATCTTCCCCTTGCTTAAATTTCTCATTTTGTTCGTTGGATATATCCTTGGAGGCTTCAAAACTATGAAAAATATTGGAGCCCAAACTTAATGTGTTATTGTCTTCTCCGTAAATTAAAATTTCGGGATGACTATTTAATATACGTTGAATAAGGGTACTACCGCAACGAACTGAACATCCACAAAGAAATAATAGTGATGGTTTCATTATAAATTTGCTAATAAAATATGGTGAATAGAACTAACTAATTCTTGCTGAGTAGATAACAGAATAGTTTCTTTATCACCCATATCGTCCCATCTATCTTCGCAATGACTATTGAATATATCTCTAGCTATTTCATATGCTAAATCAAGGGATTTATCTATATTTTTTATCATTTATTTTATATTTCTCCAAAGTTAATAAATTTAAGTGGAGGCGGGCGGTATCGAGCCGCCGTCCCAGCTAAACTACATCTATAGCTTCTACATGCTTAGTCATATTTTTCGGCTATAACTACCTAGCTTACTCTTGGGTAAACACCAAGCCGAATTATCGGCGTCAGTTGAATTATCAACGTCAGACCGTTTATACTCCTACGGTCATAGGAGCTAACGAAACCACTCCGCATACAGCGTTTCGGGAACGTGGTTTAGTTTTGGTACTCATTCCCAATTTCCCTGCTTTTAGGGTAGCAAACCCAACTACACGATTGGCAGTTAAAATTAATGATTAGCTTGATAACGCAGCCAGCTAATCAACTGCGACATGCAACCATAAATCTCATTTAGTGGTCGAATCCAATTCGCCCCCAAGCTCCCTGGGTAGGACTTGAACCTACAACCTGATGATTAACAGTCATCTGCTCTACCATTGAGCTACCAGAGACTACGTAATCATACACCTATTTATATAAATTCTACGATATTTGTTTAAGAAATTGCTATAGTCAGTAGGTTCTACATATACCTTTTTGAAGGTGGCCATTTGCCCACACCGACTTACATACAATAAATCTCTGAGATAACACGTAACTGGTACACAATGAAATGCATAAACACCATTGATACCAGTAACATTAACTATAGCACCAATACTAGGTCTATGTCCATTTGTGAATACATAAATACCTGAATGAGCATGAGGCGGGCGGTAACGACCAGCTTTCTCTGGATTATAAATTTTATATTTACAACCATCTAATATAAAATGTAATAGGCTACGTTTATTCCAGCCTGGTTTCCAAACGGTCTTAGTAGTAGGGCTCTCTAATTTATCCTTTATATGATTATAAAATAATTCTTTATAACATACAACCTTACCTATATCACGATAAGTCTCACGAAGCTCTCGTGTTTTATCATAAGAAATTTCAAAACACATTATTCAATAAAATCCTCTACATCTACCACAGTTCCCAGGAATTCCTTACCATCAATCGTAATTCTTACAGGTCCATAGGCGTTACAATCTGATATCTCAATAGGGTCGCGTGCTTCTATATTCTCAAATGAACATGTCAAAACTACTTGACTAAAATTTTGTGGTATTCCGAGTTTTCGTTTAGCATCTCTTATAGAATTATGGTCTGGTTCAAGGTCTTCAAACTCAGCGATTAAGTTGAAAACCATATCCACTAATTCTGGTTTAGTCAATTTTGTATTCATACTATAATCCTAAAAAATTTTTTGAGATTGATTTATAATGTTCAGTTTTAATCCATCGTGGATTGTGTATCCAGAATCTCACACAATGTAATGGCCTTTGTTCCTTTAAAATTAACGGCCCGTCTAATCCACTCCCTATCTTCCACACTTATGGTACTCCATAAATCCATTATAAGTGAAATCCACCCTCCTTTATCATATTTAGCACCAGCCTTATCATCAACTATGGCTTCAATAGTATCTCTAATGAGAACTAGTTTTGTATTTCGTTCAAATTGGTCCCAATGTAGTCGAATCCAATCAATACATGAACTAACAATGTATGAGCAGCGACCTAAACAATATCTATGAGCTGCCATTACCATAAGTTGGTCATCTAGAGAAAATAGTTGCATTATTGCTTACTCCATTCATCTAAAAATCGTTCGGCATCTGTTTGAGTTGGCCAAAAGGCCGTTATATCATCACCATCGGCATTTTTTGTTATATCGGCCATTTCGCGCCATTTACCATCATTATATAAATAAGCTAGTTCACCATTATCAATACTAATAAAGTAACCTCTCGACAATGATTCATTATCCCTAGAGATAAATCCACCTTCTTGTTTGACAGATGCGCTCATACCAACAAGATATTGTAGACGGATAGGTGTAATTGACTTTGGTGGTCCATCCACTATGTATTGAATCATATTTTCTATAGAAACATGTTGGGTGGTTAACCTTAACCATAAATGATACAATCCTAAATATCCAGTTTCGCCATTCCTATTTGTCAAACAAAATATCTTCATTTTCTCCGTATACGTACCAACAGACAAGCATTCCCAACCATATTCATCAGCCAATTTACATAAATAAAGATAAAGCCCGTGTGTTTTACAATCACATTGAATATCTAACATTATTTTCTCCTTTAAGTATCTCTTGAATTTGCTCCTCAAAATCAAAAAAGCGCCAACGGCCTAAATCATCAAAATTCTCATCTTCATCAATATGCCTCAAATATTCTTTTAGTGCTTCCCAATTCTCAAAAAAGAATTCGTATGGTAATACTCCAAACATCCAATTACTAATTTTTTGTATACCCTGTGGACAATAAATTATAATGGGTTTTTTTGCTCTATTACTAACAAAGATTTCTTCAAAAGTTCCACATGGTTGACTATCCCAATCTAAATTAACTATTAGGGCGTTAGCTTCATCACATGCACGCAAATCATATAAACGTATCTGTTTAGATAATGTTGATACCGTATCATAATCTTTTTGCTTCTTAGCCTCCATTATGAGACGATAACTTTCATCATCTTCTGCGGCCCCATCACAATATTTAATAGGTTTTTCATAAGGATTAAAAACTAAGGCACCACGTTGACGTAACCATTTTACTATATCTTGACGCCAAACTTTACCTAATTCTCGATTGTGGTCCATTGGTCCACAACAGTAGAATTTTTGTAAGCGTAATCTATTATATATCATAGTTCGTTTGAAACCACATCTGTTTCTATATGTTTTCTATCTGCTTGTGAAATATATGGCATTTCAGTCTCTAAAATATTCAACTGTTTTTATTAGTATCGCGTTTATAATAGTTACTGGTACATAACAAAAATAACACACCCACATCCAACTTGGTGCATCCAAATGATATAGGATACCAAGCAATAAGGCAAACCACAATGGCAAAACACCAATTATGGTCAGACATACTGCTAAGCACCCTAACGACGCTCGTAAACCTTGATTATCCATTATGTTCTCCCTCGTGGTATGTCGATAAGTATAATAAAACGCCAAAACCCTAATGTATTTTTTTCAAAATTAAGTCAACAAAGGATATATTTGCTTCATATAACTGTATCCTCTCCGTTAATTCTCGATAACCTGCACCTATCATTTCTAACTGCATTTGTAATCTATCCACTTGCTCTTCCAATTCGCGGACACGTTCTTTGTACCACTGTTTACTCAAATTATCCAAAGTATCATTAGACACAATAAGCTCCTGACTATGGTGAAAACGAGTAGGTTAGGTAATCTACCCTAGATTGCTAACTTTCTGATTGTATGAGGTTCTAAATGAGTACCATATTTACTCATTACCGCTGGCCCCATATAAATATAACATAAACCCGATTCTATTTTATTATTATACGGATAAGCCTCTATGCCATTGTCGACTATACGCTTAACCTTAAATTTACCATAGTAGCCCATACAAATCTTCTCTCCATCCTCATTCAACCAATACGGCCCACTCCCTTGTAATATCTTGATGATATCTCCAGCTTGAAGTTCCGTCCATTTTATATCTTTACCCTTAATGGGTCGTAGAGCTTTAGGTTTAAATGCAAATGAGGTTTGACAGTACGGACATACTTTAGTACGCACCCCCTTAACCTCACGACCGCAATTACTACAAGTTTTAAATCCCTTAGCCATTAATCGGTTTCCAAACTTTGGTTTTTACTTCTACTATTTTCGACAATAGTTTCGTTCGTAACAGGTTTCCAATTTTTATCTTCTTCCCACACTACATTACGGGCTTCATTCTCTTTTAATTTCATTTGAATTTTCCTAAACTTACCATAATAGCTTATATCTACTTATACCCAACTTTTATGTTTTTCGTGTATACTCTCCGCACCATCATACGACTCAATATCATATTCTATATTATCTGGAATTTCAACTACCTTCAACTTAGCATGACGACCATTGGCCTTATCTCCCAAGATTTCCACAGCAGCTATCAAATCTGGGTCTGTTCTTGAATAACCATCAGAACAATCACTAGTATATCCATAGCCATACCACTTACATTTAATACTACTTTCATCTAATTCGGTTTTTGCCAATTCATTACCGCGAGCGGCCATGAATTCTGCTGCCTCACGACTAATACTAAAACCACCAAAACAATTATTCAATACTACTTTCATTATGAATTCTCCTATGACATTCTGTACAAACCAAATCACACTTATCTAATTCTCGCATTACATATGTAAGCGTTGGCCTACGCCTTGGTAGGTCAGCTATATCAATTAACTTTTCTTCAGGATTACGATGATGAAAAGTAAGTTTTGCTGGCTCCTCCTCACCACAAATAATACATTTTCCATTTTTCTTGATATTCTCTATAATACGTCTAGCACGTTCACGCTTGCCTATATTATATCTCAAGACCAATCTCCTGTAATTCTTCCTCAAGCCATGAGGCTGCTAAATCCAAAATTTTCACTTGATTCTGTTTGACCATTTCACTTCTAGCTCGCTTTACTATATCTGCCCGTCTTCCTTGATTGGGACCACTATCATTATCTAATTTACAAGTATTCATATCAAATGTACGGTTTTGTTTCAAAATACGAATATCGGTTTGAATTTGTAATAGGTGTTCCTTAAGCGTCATTTTAAGTTCCAAACATACTAAACGCTGCCATCCGATACAATTCCACACATATCAATATGGGCATACTTATCGGAGAAATTAACCATTTCATAATACTATTCGTCCTTTAGGAGTTTTTTGAATAAAGCCCAGTCTCAATAAAAACGGCTCAATAACATTCTCAATAGTTTCTCGATTAATACCAGTTATAGCAACTAGATTTTGAATACCTAGCGGCCCCTTAGCTTCTCGTAGTATCTGTAAATATTGTTTATCTAACTTGGTTAATCCATTCTCTTCAACTTCTTCCATAATAAGAGCCTTCCGCACTACATCCTCTGTAATACTAGAAAGACCTTTAGCAGAAGAAAAATCTCTCAACCATTGTAGGCGGGCTAGGGCTGTTCGGGGAGTGCCGCGACTTGTTTTAGATATAAGACGAGCAGCACCATCCGTCAAGGATAGACTTAACTTGCGGGCCCCATTTTGAATAATTTGTGTTAGTTCATCCACGTTGTATAATTCTAGTGTTAGTTGAATAGGAAAGCGGTCTCTAAGCGGTTTCGATAATTGTCCATAATCAGTCGTGGCGCCTAACATAGTAAATGGCGGCACATCGAATGAAATTTCGGATTCGCCGCCAACATCACAACGAAAATCCTCTAATACAGGATATAAAAACTCCTCGACTAAAGGTGTACATCTATGAATTTCATCAATAAACAGTAGCGAACGATGGGTAATTCTAGCAATATATGGTACTACATTTTTGATAGTGCGTAAATTACCACCATTGGCTATTTGTAAATCGGTTTTTAATTCTTCTTTTAGAGCATAAATAATGCTCGTTTTCCCAACTCCTGGTGGACCATTGATAATACAATGTGGTAGGGGTCCATCACGGGCTAAAGCGGCCTTCGTACTTATTTGAAGGCGCTGTAAGGCATTTGTTTGGCCAATGATATCCGTAAAATTTTGTGGTCGAAACATACATACTATTTCTTATAGGTATGATAGTAAGAAAATTAGAGCTGACTACTCGAAGCGAACGGTTTAGCTTATCCACCCTAATAGCTTTAATCCCATTATCAAATTAGCTATCCCAATAAAAAATGGAATAACCTTAAATATGATGGTAGATATCATATCCTTAGTACTTAATAGTAAACTTAGTGTTATCATCCATATGGCCGTTATTAAAGATATAATACCCATTTAGGTTGCCTTTCTAATTATTACATTACCACCGGCCCGCACTCCTAATTGTACATCACCGGCATTTACATTACCATTACATGAAATATAACCACCTACATTGTGGGCATTAACGCTCCCCTGGCCCACACACACGTTGCCGGCTATATCTCGCTTACTTAATACCTTTCCTTGCTTAACAGTAATATTAAAAGGTTTTCCATTAACTATCAGAATAACCTCTGTGGATGGTACAGTACCTACAATTTGGTTATCAACCAAAATTTTACCATCTTCAATTCTAAAATCCTGAATATTTTCAGGTAAATTAATAATTGTTTCTTTAATAGTAATAGTATTCATAGTTTTAAATTTATAATTAAAGTTGATATGCTTGTATCCATAAATGAATGTTCCTTTCAATTGTGCGATTTAGTGCAAATGTATGTGCATTATTTAAAATTCGTTTTCTAGTATCCAAGTCTTCAATTAATAGCTTAATATATCGTATCCAATCTTCGTCAGTTGTAGCACGAAACCCATTAGTCTCGTGAATACAAGTAGGATATGTAGATACGTTTGAAACTACAGATGGTATTCCTCGTGCAGAATATTCCAAAAATTTTATATCACTCTTAGATTGATTAAATTGATTGTCTATTAATGGAATCAAACCAATGTCAAAAATTAAGTTATTTAAATATTTTATAACATTTGGTGTATACTGTACTTGAGATATATTAGAAAATCTAAATGGTAGTTTCTTAATACCACAAAATAAAAGCTGAATATTAATTTGTCGTACTAGAGTTTCTAATGGTTGTTGCAAAATTCGTAAATCGTCATAATGAGTTTCGGCTCCCCCATATCCTACTATAAGGGGTTGTTTAATGGATGGGTTTGGAGATAATATTAAATTTTGAGGAATACAATTTGGTAAAATATGTACATTTTGATTATATTGTTTAACAATATTAGCTAGGGTATGTGTAGTAACGGTTATACCATCAGCCAATTTGATGGAGTGTATTATTGAAGATAACCGTAGTTGCCAAAATGTATAACTTACGTGATTAGGTGGTAAATTAAGTAAATCATCATCTAGTTCAATAAAAACGCGACTTTTGCGATTTTGAAAAGTTTTGATTAATTTTACTACATTTATGTGTGGCCTTTGTATAACCACCACTTTAGATTGAATCTTATCTAAATCTTTAGTATAATCTTGAATATATGTATCATATCCTAAATTGTTAAGGGCCGTACTTGGTACGGTACAACGATAAAATGGACAACCACCATTTAAATGTGGAGTAATAAAAACTACATCATGCATCGGTTTCTAATTCCGCTAGAGCTGCTTTCAATAAATCTTCTTTTCTCTCGAAAAAACCATGTTTATCTATAGCCTCTCGAATTAATCTTTTAGCCCGTACTTTTGTAATGCCCATTTGTCGCATTGATTCTATCACCTTATCTTCCATTGTGTTTGTAGCTCCTAGCGTAGCATATTTGGGCTTGACCTCAGCTCCTATAATTTTTTCAATAGGATGTACCCTACCACAACATACCGGAGCATATCCATCAATTTTTGTCATATCCTGATTTACCCAAATCTCACCCTCACAGATGGGGCATTGAAAAATCCAGGTAACATCAGCATTTATAGGTTTTAATAGCATTGCGAAATTCTTTAACCATATTATTATATTTACCACTCATAATCACTCATAATTACTGGTATTAATAGGGATTCCTTTGAAATATTAAAATACTTTTGGACCTTTTGACACATATCGTCTAAAGCATCTTCAATAATATCTTTTATTGGTTTATATACATCATCAACTAACTGATACATACGACTAGGCATATTGGGCGACCTAAGCCGCTTTGCTCTTCCTATAGCAACTCGACGACCAATGCGTTTATTAAATTGGTCTTTACTACTACAAATAGAAACACCTAAAGAAATACTATCATCTACTTTTACGGCCACGATAGTTGCGAATGGGCGTTGAAAATCGTCACGTAAATGTTTCACCAATATGTCTTTCATTTTTTACCTTTTAAACGAGATTTAATAACATCTAGTTTTACGAAATTCCACTTTTGTTTTTCTGGAGAATATAGAAAATGTGTCTTAGGACTCCACCATGATTCTGTAGGAATATTAGTGTGGCTATGTCCATGGATATTATACTTAACACCATCTGGAAATATCATTAATGGTTTGTGGGATAGCACAATATCGTCCAACACTATCATATCTGCTACATATGCAAACCCTTGTTTAATGTACCATTTACGACTCTTTCTATCATGGTTTCCCATCAATAAAATTTTAGTACCTGGAAGTTGTCGAATAATACTACCTAAAGATGGATAATCATAAAAAATAACGTCTCCCAAATGATATACAAAATCTTGAGGAGCAACGTAATACTTCCAATTTTTAATCCATATATCTACCCAATTTGTAGGCCAATCTAAAATTTGTTGTAGTCTATGATGATTGATGTGGCTATCAGCAGTCACCCAATCTATTGATGGTCTTGGCATTTTGGTTCCAAAAATTTCCAAATTATATCTTCATAATTTTTATCATCTAACATAGCAAAGATAATGCCTTTATATGGATAATCCTGAATACTTAGGGCTATATCCTTACGGGACTTATTTCTTAATTGATTGAATGTTTGCCAAGATTCATCCTCAATCTGTTGATATCGTTTTTGAAAATCATCGACTAGGTTTGTAACCCATTTATGAAATTCATCCGGTACATTATATAACCATTGACTTAAATCTTGATTATTACGTAACAAATCCCAAATTCGTTTTTCAGTTGTACCAGTTAATATCTTATGAAGACGTAAATATTCATTAAACTTATACTTTAAACGAAAACCATTGGGAAATACTAGAACATATCCCTCAATATTATCTTGTGAATCCAAACCCTCTAATTGGTCCATATAATGAAGGCCCTCTATTTTATTAGAACTAGTCCATCCTTCATTACGTAACCTATCAAATTCTTCCCAACAATCTTCACCTGTCTTATTATCTATTACGGATAGAAGAACCAAATCCCTCATAGGTCCATAATCCACAACAATTCGATTAGTAGGATAAATAATCTCGACTAGATAAGTATAGTGAGGTTTTAAATCATATAATGTTGTTTTGTGGCGTAATATTTTTTGGCCTTCTTGTGCTTGTTCACTAGTAAAGGAACCACGGGTCGCAATTTCCCACCTTATATTATTGGGGTTACGATAAATAATACCTAATGACCCATCAAATTTCTCAAAGGCTGTAAATGGAGTGGTCCATAATTTGCTATACTTAGTACGATAAAGGTGATGTATGCGATTTCGCAGAAAGGAAAGTTGTGATACATTAAAAAACTTAGGGAAGGGGCGGGCCACAATATTCCACTGGCTGTCCACAATTAAACCACGGCATATAATGGTAGCGGCGTTCCACTCATTGTCTGCGGTGGTTTTATGGGTATAGTTTAAGAGGTATAGATTATGAAG